GAAACACAAAAAAACTTGCGTTGTAAATGAACCACCGATAATCGAAGACCAAGGATTAATCAAAACCCTCATTGACGAAAATAAAGAATTAATCAATGATAACAAAGATTTTAAAAATTTAATTCTTGAAATGATGAAAAGCAATACGGATTTACAGAAACAGATGTTAGAAGTCTGTAAAAATAGCAATAGCAATACGACGATACATAAAAACAGCCATAACAAAACCTTCAATATGCAAATCTTCTTGAATGAGCATTGTAAAGATGCGATGAACATTCAAGATTTCGCTGATTCGTTCCAACTGCAAATCTCGGATCTTGAAAAGGTCGGACACCTTGGTTACGTGGATGGTATCTCCGATATTATAATTAAAAAACTCAATGAGTTGGATGTGTATAAACGTCCGATCCATTGTAGCGATACCAAGCGCGAAACGATGTATGTCCACGCGGATGATGTCTGGAGTAAAGAAACGAGCGATCATGATCAAGTGCGGATGCTGGTCCAACGCATTACGGCTAAGAATATTCGCTTGTTACCCATCTGGCGGGAAATGTATCCGAATTGTAAAAATAACATGCATCGTTTGAACGAGACCTACCTCAGCTTAACGAGGCAGGCGATGGGTGGGTTTGGTGGCACTATACCCGAGAATGAGAGTAAAATTATCAAGAAAATCGCTAAGACGGTTTTTATTGATAAGAATATGTAAGCGTTAGCAATATATAAGCGTAAGCAACGGGTAAGCGTAAGCACATAAGCAACGGGTTAGCACATAAGCAATATATAGTACTAATCGCGGTAACTTAAATCATCACCATTTTCGAAACTAATATCAGTTGGCGGTTGTTCGGGATAAGCGGGTAAAGATTCATATGATGGTTCTATAGCTTCATATGGGGGTGGCGAAGATTCATACGGGTTATCTTCCGGCACAATATTTATAATATCTTGCTCCGTTAAAGCGGGTTCATTATTAACAGATGGTTCTTTGATTGACAAGGTAATTGCACTTAACGTTTTTGCAATTGGCTTTATTGCACTTGGCTTTATTGCACTTGACTTTATTGAACTTAGCGATTTTGTACTTGTCGAAGATTTATCAGCTGAAAGTAAAAAAGGCGACGATGATTTCTTAGAAGAAAGGAAAGGCTCGGACACTGGCATAAATGATTTCTTCTTAGATGAAAGGGACAAAGGCGAGAGAACTAAAGGCGATAAATACGTAGTTTTCGGTTTTTTAATACGGTCTTGTTTCATTTCTTTTCGCAATTGGTGTTCGATAATACGTTTATTTCGTAATGAACGTTCCATACTTTTTAATCTATCTAATTGTTCTTTCATTTCATTCGGAATGAGACGTCTATTGCGGTTCTTATTTTTCTTGGCTTTATTTCTACTGCGCTTGCTGCTGCTGCGCTTTGTGCTTCGCTTTGCCTTGCTGCTTCGCTTTGCCTTGCTGCTTCGCTTTGCCTTGCTGCTTCGCTTTGCCTTGCTGCTTCGCTTTGTGCTTCGCTTTGCCTTGCTGCTACGCTTGCTTTTTTTGGATGAGCTTTTTTTGCTTTTCTTAGACGAGCTACGCTTTGCCTTGCTGCTTTTCTTGGATGAGCTTTTCTTGCTTTTTTTGGATGAGCTTTTCTTGCTTTTTTTGGATGAGCTTTTCTTGCTTTTTTTGGATGAGCTTTTATTGCTTTTCTTGGACGAGCTACGCTTTGCCTTGCTGCTACGCTTGCTTTTCTTGGACGAGCTTCGCTTGCTTTTCTTAGACGAGCTACGCTTTGCCTTGCTGCTACGCTTGCTTTTCTTAGACGAGCTACGCTTTGCCTTGCTGCTTCGCTTTGCCTTGCTGCTTCGCTTTGCGCTTTTCTTGCTTTTGCTGCTTCGCTTTGCGCTTTTCTTGCTTTTGCTACTTCGCTTGCTTTTTGCCGAGCTTCGCTTTGTACTGCTACTCTTGCGCTTTACTTTTTTCGTCTTATTTTTACTTTTTTTTGTGGCTCCGCCAGTAAAATTCATTATATATTATAACAATTTAAAAATAAATTGAAATCTATTTACAACGTATGAATAAGCATACAACTGAACTTAACAAAATGGAAGCCATCACTCGTGTAATTATTGATGAAGTAAAAGAAACGGCAAAAGCCATTGTTGAAGAAATCGAAGTTGACGAAATAGATGTCAAAAAATATATCGAAGAACCGCATACGATTATTGATTCTTGTTTTCGCGGACGCCATTTGCGGCGATTGGTTGAACATCAAATTGAGTCTTATAATGATTTCATTCAATACCAAGTGCCGCGAACGATTTCCATGTTTAATCCGGTCCATATTTGCTCAGAACAAGATTTAGATAAGGTAACCGGAAAATACCGCCTTGAAATGTTCGTCACTTGCGAAAATTTCAATATCTACCGTGCGCAAATCCACGAAATCAATGGGGCGACAAAAAGTATGTTCCCTCAAGAAGCGCGCGACCGAAATTTCACATATGCCGGCGATATGACAATTGATCTAAATATCAAGTTTGTTGTGCGGAGCGGCGCTATGCTGGAATCGGTCCACACTTTCAACAAGATTTTACCCAGCATCCATATTGGTAAAATGCCGATTATGCTAAAATCCAGTATTTGTATATTAGAACAATACAAGCATATTCCGCATAATATCACGGGTGAATGCCGGATGGATTCGGGCGGCTACTTTATTGTCAATGGCTCAGAGAAAACAGTTATTGGACAAGAGCGTGCCGCCGAAAATCTCGTGCAATGTTTTAACATATCGAAAAACAACAGCAAATGGAGTTGGCTGGCGGAAATCAAATCCGTGCCGGATTATAAATGTATTTCGCCCAAGCAACTGACTTTGACTATTGCCACGAAAAACAACGGGTTCGGCAATGGCATGTGGCTACAAATACCCCGCTTAAAAAATCCACTGCCCTTGTTCGTAGTGTTTCGGGCACTCGGGGTCATTAGCGACGAAGATATTTGCAAACGGATTGTCTTGGACATTAGTCATGAACGCACCGAAGTTTTAATGCGGAGTTTACAAGGGTCGATCGTGGAGTCCAATAAAACTTTAACCCAAGAATGCGCGATTAAACAGATTATTTCCAATGTCATGTTTACGACGCACGCCAATATCGACAAAGACCTCGGCGCTACGATGAAACGTAATTTTGCCCTAGAAGTCTTGAGCAATGATTTGTTCCCACATTGTCGTACGCCTGAGCAAAAAATATATTTCTTAGGGCATATGGCTAACTGCCTTTTAAAATGTAGTTTGGGTTGGGAGGAAGTCAGCGATCGTGATTCCTTTGTCAATAAGCGCGTGGACTTGACCGGTACGTTGTTGAATAATTTATTCCGTAATTACTTCAATAAGATGGTCAAAGATATGCAAAAGCAGACGGTGCGTGAAATCAATACCGGTTCGTGGCGCTCGACGGATGACTATCACTCGATTATCAATATGACGAATATTTATAAAATTATTAAACCCACGACCATTGAAAATGGTCTCAAGCGAGCCTTGGCAACCGGTGATTTTGGCGTCAAGCAAGTCAATAGTAACAAAGTTGGCGTAGCGCAAGTATTGAACCGCTTAACTTATATTTCGAGTTTAAGCCATCTGCGCCGCATTAATACACCCATTGATAAAAACGGCAAACTCATTCCGCCGCGTAAATTACACAGCACGTCCTGGGGCTTTCTGTGTCCAGCCGAAACGCCGGAAGGGGGCAGCGTTGGTGTGGTCAAAAATCTTAGCTATATGGCGCGGGTTACTATACCGTGTAATAGCAATTCCTTATACGATTATGTCGAGCCTTATGTAACGCCGATTATTTCGTTGACGGAAAAAGAGATGTTTGATAAAGTGAAGGTGTTTGTAAATGGGTCGTGGCTAGGGATTTCCACCGATCCGGTGAATTTATATAATTCCTTAAAAATCAAAAAATACAAAGGTATTATTAATATTTATACCTCAATCATCTTTGATATCCGACGGAAAGAAATCCGGGTATGCAATGATTCGGGACGACTGGTGCGACCGATTTTGCGCGTCAAAAACAATAAATTAATCCTCACGAACGACATTATTAAAAAACTCGAGAAAAAAGAGTTGTTGTGGGAAGATTTATTCACCGACTGCCGCATACCCGAGAGCGTATTAGAGTATGTCGATGCTGCGGAGCAAAATATGAGTATGATTGCCATGGAGCCAATTAATTTGGAGCAAATCGACAATTTCATACACAAATTCACGCACTGCGAAATTCATCCGAGTACTATCTTCGGCATATTGGCCTCGTGTATTCCTTTCCCGGAGCACAATCAATCGCCGCGTAATACATATCAATGCGCTATGGGGAAACAAGCGATGGGGATGTATGTCACTAATTATGATAACCGGATGGACAAGACGGCTTATGTGCTCACTTATCCGATGCGTCCGCTGGTCGAAACGCGTGTGATGAATATGATTGAACTGAATAAAATTCCGTCGGGGTGTCAAGTGATTGTAGCGATTATGACCCATTCCGGCTATAATCAAGAAGATAGTATCCTCTTTAATAAAGGCTCGATTGATCGCGGCTTATTTCAGGCGACGATTTATCATACCGAAAAAGACGAAGATAAAAAAATCCACGGCGATGAAGAAATCCGCTGCAATCCTGATGCTAGTAAAACCAAAGGCATGAAGTTTGGGAATTACAGTAAGGTGAATGCGTCGGGTGTTATGCCGGAAAATAGTCTGGTCGAAAATCGGGACATTATTATCGCAAAGGTGTTGCCGATTAAAGAGGCTCGGAATGATCATACAAAGGTCGTGAAATACGAAGATCAAAGCCGGATTTACCGGACTAATGAAGAAACGTATATCGATAAAAATTATATCGAACGCAACGGCGATGGCTACAACTTCTGTAAAGTCCGCTTGCGTACAGTGCGCAAACCGATTATTGGTGATAAGTTCAGTAGTCGGCATGGGCAAAAAGGTACGATCGGCAACATTATTCCCGAGTGCGATATGCCTTTCCTGCCGAGTGGTGTAAAGCCCGATATCATTATTAATCCGCATGCTATTCCGTCACGAATGACGATTGCGCAGTTGAAAGAAACGGTGCTAGGCAAAACTTTGCTAGAATTGGGTTTGTTTGGGGACGGAACTAGTTTTGGCAAATTTGATATTAAAGATATTTGTAAAGAGTTGCAAAAGGTAGGCTATGAATCAAATGGCAATGAATTGCTGTATAGTGGTCTGACGGGTGAACAGATTGAAACGTCCGTTTTCGTGGGTCCGGTCTTTTACCAGCGGTTGAAACATATGGTTTCCGATAAGCATCATAGTCGTAGTATTGGACCGATGGTGAATTTGACGAGACAGCCGGCTGAGGGGCGATCCAAAGATGGGGGATTGCGCTTTGGGGAAATGGAGAGAGATTGTATGTGCTCACACGGAGCGGCTCGCTTCACCAAGGAACGGCTGTATGATGTGTCGGATGCGTTCAAGGTGAATGTGTGCAAGCGGTGCGGTTTAATTGCGGCATACAACGATCAGATGCATATCCACTACTGTAAAACCTGTGATAACCGCAGTGATTTTGATTATGTTGAGCTGCCGTATGCTTGCAAGTTGATGTTTCAGGAGTTGATCTCGATGAACATTGCGCCGAGGATTATGACCTAAATGGGGGAGACCCCCACACCCCCCCTGCCCGCCCAAGGTCGGAATCGGGTTTGAAAGGGTTCCACCCTTTTGGAGAATAAAATATAGTTATATTTTATGAAAAATATAACTAGAAAAATATTAAAGAAAAAACACAAAAGCCAATCGACAAAGAAACGCGACACAAAAAAACAATTTTTATTTAATCCCGAAGATCCGAACAAATCATTTGATGTCTATATTGATAAAAATCCAAAAGATACAATACATATAAAATATACCACCGTAGAAGATGTTAAAAACACTATTGATAAATTAGAAAGATTATACAAAAACAAAAAATACTCTCATAAACGTATCTGGCAAGTCGGGATGATTATGTATGTGCGTTTAAAAGTATTGAGAGCTAAAAAACCCCAACAATATGCTTTGGCAAATAAATATTTTCTTTTTTTAGGGAAAAGAACGAAATTAGCAGAGAAAGACCGATATAAACTTTCATTTAATAAATGAAAACGCTCATATTAACTTACGCTTTTTTTCTATATAATTGACATAATAAAATCTACCAAACAGTATAACTAAACCAATTGAATAAAAAGTGAAAAACAATAATAGATTATAATGTTCATCGGTATTATATAGATAAAGACATGCTGGTTGTGGTATTAATTGACATAATTGTAAAGAGGTTATATATTTCTTGATAAACTTAACACGATTAATTTTCAATAAGCAACCCAAGTAATACGAATACATTACTGTATGAACAAACGAATTTAAGATCGTAGCAATCCAAATACCTTCAACTTTATATACATACATTAAATGCCAACAAATAACCGCTCCTATATGGTGGTATTTTTGAAGAAATATTGGAGATTTACCGTTTAGGTATAATAAGAAGGTATCAAAGAACTCATAATATTTTGAAAGGTAAAACCAATATATAACGGCGTCAAAATTAGTATTTTGAAAATAATAATTAGATTGGAATACTATCCCATCATTATACAATATATTTGATAGTGATGCGAAAGTCCAAGCACTAAACGCAATTAAAAAACCATTATGCGTAACAGATAAGATGTATAACAATGTTGGGTTTATGCGAAGTTGTTTAGGATATGCTAAATAACCAGCAATTCCTAACAGCGGTGTTATATGAGACGATAAATGGACAGGAGAAATATTCATTATTAACATTATTAGCAAATAATATTTATATCAGTTTTATTTGATAATAATGGGAGTTTTCAATGTCTAAAGGTGTACAAAATATAATTTTCTCTCGTTATAACATAATGGCACGAGGCACACGAAGGACAAAAAGGAAAGGATCAAATACAAAAAAGGTGGGTGGAAAATGGAGTATGAAATACAAAAAAAGTATCAATTGTAAACATCCCAAAGGCTTTTCGCAAAAACAACACTGTAAATATGGAAGGAAAACTCTTAAAATGTAAAAATAAAATATACAGAATAAAGATATATTTTTATATAAAGTTTCCCGAGCAACCCGGTAAAATATTATTGCGTTTCTCCGACCGCACTTCATCCAAGGTCGAACCGCACCATTCGCAGAGAATACAGTCTTCCGATTTAACGAATTTATGATTTTTTGGCTTATTATGTTGTACTGCTCTGCTTTGTTGTACTGCTGTCGCTTGTGCTGTGCTTTGTTGTACTGCTGTCGCTTGTGCTGTTTGTGCTGTCGCTTTATGCGCTTGTGAATTTACCCGCAAATGTTCAACAATATTAATAATTTCTGTATCGGTTTGTACATGATATCGCATCTTATTTTGAGTAGCAAGCGTAAACTTTACCAAATAAGCATTTTTATAAAGTCCTTGCCAACCAATGATTTTGTGCCACCCGTTGCCCATCTCATGACACCCCAGCATTTTGATATTGGTTAAAGGCACATTGTATTCATAAAGCTTAAACCCATTACCTTGTTTTGTATTATAATCGTAGCAGTCCTGAATAGATTTATAAGGGGGTGAAAGATGGACTAATTCCCGAACCCAGGCATTGACAACACCTTTATGGGTAAGCGACCAATTTTCGAGTATAATGGCGGGGGTTTCGCCCCCCAACGACGAACTAGGCGAAGCTGGGTTTGAAAGGGTGCAACCCTTTGGGTTTGAAAGGGCAGAGCCCTCCGGGTTTGAAAGGGTGGAACCCTTTGCCTTTGACATTTTAATATATATTCTTACATTTTTACATTTAAATATTTCAATTTTATATGTTTTGATTAAAATATTTTCTATTGTATATAAGATGTCTGGATTTACTGGTGATTCATTTCCAAGTGTATTAGGTGGGGGTATTCCCGGGGTTCAACCAAAATTATTAGGCGGCGGGGCGGGCGGCGGACGCTCTGGGAATTCAGGTATGGAAGGTGGCGGGCAGCGCGAACTTAATCGGATTTCTGCGCGACGTGTATTTAACTTTAAGGTCTATCCCAATGGCAATCCGACTAACATTACGCCCTTTAGACGTTACTTAAACGCAGGTGATACGGCAGGCACTACAAATTCAGCGCCGTCGCCTCTTTTAGGCAGCCCTAACCAATTGAGTGGCAATAGTATGGTTTCGCGAATCCATGCCCATCAAGGTGGGACTACGACAGGTCAAGCACTTTACAGCGGAAACCCTAAGTTTGTATATGATGGATCGGATTATGTACGCTTTAAAAAACTGATAGCAAATAATAAGACTTATAACGATTCAACCTTTGGCGGAGCAAGTGCATCGACGGTGGCGCAGGCGTTGCGCCGTGTGCGAAACTAGGGAGGGGGTTTCGCCCCCCAACGACGACGAACAGGGGGTTTAGTACGGGTTTGAAAGGGCAGAGCCCTTTGGGTTTGAAAGGGCAGAGCCCTTTGGGTTTGAAAGGGCAGCGCCCTTTGGGTTTGAAAGGGCAGAGCCCTTTACCTTTGGCATTTCATAATAATCCGGTGCGCAATTGTATTTTTCCAATAAAGGGTAGAGAAAAGAAGGATGTGAAAAGGTCGCATAATCTTCAAAAAGTTGTTCACCGGCTTTAATCTCTCTAGTGGCAAAACAATGTCCCGTTTTTAAATCGGTTTTACAATTACATTGAGGATCGGATGCCTCCGCATGGTTCATATATTGCCCGTCATCAAGGATTAAACACAACACATCATCTTTTCCAAAAGATAAATTAAGAAAATTTTGTTGGGCTTCTAGATTTGGTAAACTGTTTAAATATGTTTGGCTTTGCTGCTCATTGAATTCTTTGACATTGCAATTCAATACATATGCCCAAACACATTCCCCTTTTTTGACATTTTCTAAAGCGAAAATGCCTTTACCATGTTCATCTGTTTCTCGGATTTCATATTTTATAAGCATATTGACTATGTAAATATTATTTTTTTATATAATATTTATATTATATAATAGAAATGTCTCTCATCGCTCCAAAAACAGTCGGTCCTGCAAGCATTCCCACGAAACAAAATCAACCAAACAATCAATCCAGTGCCGTTATGGGTATGCCACTTAAACCGCCACAAATGACGCAGGGTAGTTTTTTCGCCATGTCGCGAGCGGCTTATAACAAAGATGTAAATCTAAATGTGGACGCCATTGGTAACCCGGGTTTAGGCGTGCCTCAAAAAAAGAAATGGTACGGCGCTTCCAGTTCACGCACGTGTGCCGAACACACTAATTTACGCAGTATTGAAGCAACTGGTAAGGGCACGACAAACCAGTTGACGCCACAGCAAACATTTTCCTTTAGTGGACCTGACCAAACGAGTGTAAAAACAGCTTTAGCGCGTTGCCGTGGCAATGGTAGTGTAGCGCCGAAAAAAAAGGGCGCAATGCATTAGAACCGATTATTTTATATTATGTGAAATATATATTAAATATTCATATAATATAAAATGGGCAATACGCAAACGAATGGACATAGGCATACCGAGAAAAAACATCACTACCGTGCGCGTCACACGCACAGGCATTCAAAAAGTCGCCACCATCGTAATACCTATACACGCAAACAACGCGGTGGCATGAAACAACGCGGTGGTTTTTGGCCCTTTTCTAAAAAAGAGGAGGCAACTACAACAGTCGGACCTTCTACATCAGATGATAAGTGCGCGAGTTGTCCGGTAGAATGTCGAGGGGGGTTACCTAATATTGCGGGTTTAAAAAGCGGATTTAACGACGCCATGGGGCAGGGAGAAGAACGCTTAACCAAATTTACAGGATCTGTGAAAGGACGCGCAAGTGAAAAGGCAAATGAAGTGGGAAATAAATTAGCCGGGATTTTTGGAAAAGGCGAACAGGCTGGTCCCCCGGCAGTAGTGGCTGAGGCGCAAGAGGGCGGTCGGCGACGAAAAGGACGAAAAACAAACCGCCGGCGCAAGCATAGCAAGAAGCATTAGCATATGTAGCAAGTATTTTAGATCGAATAAATAAAATACGGCACCAAATAAACCGCCAAGATTAGCAAAATGATATTTGTGTTAAAACTTAACCCTTTCAAATAGGACGCAATTAAGACCACTGAAATAATCATTAGACTATCTGCCACAATCGCCCGGACGCCCATTTCTTTCCCGTAATCTTTAAATATATCTAAGATACGGCTCTTTCCACGCGGCACTGATGTACAAAACAAATAAAAAAGGATATCATGTGCGATTTGCACCCCTAAAACGAGTAATATAAATTTAAGTAAACTATATTCTTTAAAAATAAAGGGGTAAATATAACGCGCTAAAGTTATACCGAGCAAGAAAATTAACACATCGGCGATAACAGCGCTCAGGGTTAACTCCCTATACCATGTTTGTAGTGTTTTTGATTTGATGAAACCGATAATGAGTAAATAAGTAACAAACATATCGGTTAAAATAGCACCAGTTAGTAAGGGCAAATAGTCGCCGGTGTTTTTAAAAATATGTATACTTTGCATTTATATATGATAATTATATTTTAAAATATACTTATCATCTCTCTACAACTTCATTTCATTTCAATCGTCTTCTTAAGGTAATTTTAAGAAAGAAGTAAAATCCGAGTAAACCCAGGAGCCCGTAATAAATTTTAATTAAAACATCGTTCGGCATTCTACCGTAATCGATGCGGGAACCATTGAGAGAAGACGCTGCTGACATGGTGGTAAAACCACTTGTTCCTGGTTCGCCTGCGGCAGGAGGAGGGGTGGTATTATTTGCCGACGCATCAAGCTTTTCACTTGTATCTGGTTTGGTAAAACCGGAGTCGGTAAACCAATTGTTCGGCATGTCATTAATATCAGCATTCGTGACGTAACCAGACCCTAGAGTTGAAACATTGTTCACATTCACTACCTCCAATGTGATAGCTTGACAATATGGATTATCCCCAGTTGTAAAAGATTGTAAAATCTTTAGTGGATCAATTTGCGATAAATTAGACATGACCCCGGGTATTAACCCTCTAAAATTATCAAATTTCATACTCATTCCATTGGACATGCCGGGTATTTTAATATTTCCATCTGGAATATTATTAATATAAATCGATCGCGTCACTTGTTCATTTGTACGTTTATCAGTACATTTCATAGCCGTCTCTAAAAAAAATTTGTTTCCTAAAGGTTTACCAGTTTTGCTAGCACCTTCGCTCGTTAATAAAACTTTAACGTAATCCATTAAGCCGGTAATGTCTGACTCTAATGCTGAAAAAGTTCCGTCTGCACTCATTCCTAGACCGCCGGGTCCACTTGGCGGTCTAATTTGTGCACTATAATCATAAGTCGGACCTAATATTCGGTCTGTTGCACTTGTCGCAGATTGAGGTGGATCTGACATTTACGTTATTAATATATATGCGCATTTAAATAATAAATATTTATTATATTTATTATATTTATTATATTTATTTATTAAATATTGCAACAGCTTCTTTACCTAGCTTTTCAAGTTCAGCGAATTTAAGTCGTACTTCCTCGGTAAGTGGATTGGTTTCTATATCTTTTTTCATATTTTCCATAGCTTCGGTCACTTTATCAGTTTTTTTTATGGGCACTAAGGGGGATGAGGGTTCGTCCGATTTTTTAAAATCCGCAGATTGTTTGGCTCCGGATACTTGCAACGCGGCAGTCGGTGTCTGTGTGATCGGACCTTGCATTACAGCCCTCTCTTGCATGGTTGTCATAACTGTCTGTGGAGTAACTGGTTTTGGAATATCTGTTTTGGGAATACCTATTTGTGGCGTATCTGTATCTGCCATATCTGGTTTTGGAATATCTGTTTTGGGAATACCTATTTGCGGCGTATCTGTATCTGCCATATCTGGTTTTGGAATATCTGTTGGTGTTTGATCCATTTCCGAAAAACCTTCTTTATCTATATTATCATTATTAAAATACTTATATAATTGTGCTAGAATAAGCATAAGAAGTATAAGTATAAGAGATTTAATCAGTATCATTATATTATATACAAGTTTTTATTTTCTAAAATATCTCTATATATAATAAGAAAATGGCTTTATTAAATGTATCACCCTATATCTCTTGGAAAGGAACATCAACCAATAGTGTTGCGCCATCAAACTCACGCCCAAACTTAAACGCTTCGGGACCAGCCTTCAAGGCACAGCCAATAAATCACTGGCGTAAACAATTAATACCTAATGCTAACAGCGGTAGTAACAATCGTCGGGCGGGTGTTGGTATGCCAATGGATACACCGGGTGGTTCAGTCTATTTAGGGAATGTAGCAGCGAACACTTCTTGTTTACTAAATGCAACAGATGTGTCGGCAGCTGGATTAAAGGAAAATATTGTAAAAGACAATACTACCTGCTTTTCCAAAACAAATTGTATAAGACGTCCAGGTACTACCATCTTAAGTAAAACCTATTATACTGACCGGAAAAGTTATATGCGCAGCCGCTGCATTTTATATGACCAAAAATTAACCACTAATCCGGTGCCTTCAATTACTTACTTGGATAATGCTGGTGAGCTTTTACATCCGACTGTTTCGGCTACGGGTCCGCAAGTTCGGCAAACGCAGAATTGTTGCCCGGATACCGTATCCGCGTCTTGCCGGACGATTTATAAACCCAATAATACGCAATATTCACAACAAGGTGCGGTTGATAGTAGTGATCGCATTGCGCGCTTGAAATTAAATACCGTCAATAAAAATGCGGCTTCATATAAAGATACCTTTGGGTCGGCGGCGTCTCGCTATTTAGGTATGGCGTCTACTCCGTATTTCTTGAAGTCTAAATATCAAGCCATTTTAACTTAAAATATAAAAAAATAATATAGATCTAATGTAAATAAAATTAGTATGAACAATTTAGTACCGGTATATGCGTATAATAACGGAGACGGTCCTCGTTTTGCCGCTCGTCCAATTAGACATTGGCGAAAACAATATGTAAGAGGCAATAGCATGAGCAGCATGAGCGTAGGTATGCCGATGGACAGACCTGGCGGTATTGGAACAGTGGCAAATGCAGCTATTCATTGTAGCACCTGTAGTGGTGCAGTAAGCCTAAAAGAAGATGATGTGCAAGAATTGTCAACATGTAAATCATGCAATCCAATTAAACCGAATACGCAAATATCCGAAAAGATGTATAATGATACAAAAGCTTATCTCTCTTCGCGGTGTTTAACCTATGATCAAAAATTAAGTATAACGAAAAATCCGAATGCAACTTATTTTTTGCCGGAAGGCATACCCAGCGAACCCTCGGATTCAGCCCTCGGATCGCAAGTGCGTGAGGCAAATAATTGTTATAATTATAATTGTTTTAATACTATTTATAAACCAAATAATAGCCAATTTGCCCAACAAGGTGCGGTATCTTCAGGGTCGAGGCTCGCACGTTTAAAATATAATACCTTAAATCGAAATGGGGCAGTATTTAATTCGGCGATAGGAGCAGTCGGGATCAACAGCGGGCTCTATCAGACCGAAGCTAGTCCCTCTTATTATACTAAGAATAAACCGGAGCGAGTAATGGTTCCTTATAAAAGAGGAGCAAAAAGTTATTGCCGGACCGAATATAGTATGTGCATGTATGAATAAGTCCCGTATGAATAAGTCCCGTATGAATAAGATACATAATACATAATAGAAATATATCTATCTATTATGTATATATAATGAATAGCAACTATTATCTCGTATTTTTTGATGGAAATGCTTTTTCTGCTTTCAGAGACTGGTTTGGTGGAAGCAAGACTATTAATAAATCGTGCCCGTATAAAAATAAAGGTGATGCAATAAACGCCTCCAAAGAATTCTCTCGCGCCTGCATTGTCTATCATGCCCGAAACCAGATTTGTATTCATTCGCAAGAAGGTTATATTAAACAAGCCGTCCCTGATTTAATGAACTGGGCGAGAGAACATATTGAAATACCAGAACATATTTCGGATAACGATGGAATGATTGAAACCGAAAATGAATCGCAAAAATGGTCCTTATCTAAAATAAAACAAATTTCGCATAAAGTCGAATATACTGAGTTTAAAATTGCGGTGGATACCTTAACGAAATTAGTCACGGCTACTGTAGCTGGGATAGTTGGCAATATTCCTGGGATAATTGATGCGGTATCAGGACTTACGATTGATATTTGTTACGGTGAAGACTTGAAAAAAGAAGACGATGCATGGATAAAAGATATTACGGACGGTGATGGCAATAAAGGTATTTTGGTTATGAAAGCGATGAGCGAGACGTCAGTAAAAAAAAGTATTTTATGGAAAAATAAGAAAACCCTGAGTATGAATGGTTTGGTTTGTATACTGGTGCCCTTAACGCCGGCTGCGAAACTGAAATGCGATCATATAAGAAACAAACACGCTTCTAATATTCTAGAACAGATTGAAAAAGAGTTTAATTTTAATACATAATAAAAATAAAAAAGATTTTAACCTTTTTATTTTTTTTTCTATCTACTATTTATTTATTATTTATTCGGGTAAGCCTGGCGCTTCAAATTCCGGGAAACGTCCGCTGGAAATTCGACTGCGACAACCTTCGCCCCGGCTGTACGACATGCTATATGACCGTCCTAAAGTCGGTGGACAACAATCATCGTCTTCTTCGTCTTCGGCTTCGTCGTCGCTGATATCTTCAATTGCGCTTGCACTTGTTGTTGATCTTGTTAGTGGTGCTGGTGCTACTGGTGCTGGTGCGCTTGTTGCTGGTGCTTCTCTTTCGCCTCGGTAAATAGTTCCATCACTATTCAACAAATCCGGCATATCGGAATAATCTTCTACTGCGTTTGCTGCTGCTGCTGCCGATGCGTCGCGTTCCGCTTCGTACGCCAGTGTCATTATTTTATTACTGCGCCAGCGGATTGCGTTCATGGCTCGGGAAATTCGGTAATTATTTTGCGCCCAGAAGAGAAACGTATTATTTTTTCTATCATGCCAGATGAAATCTACCTGACATTCCGCCGTCGTGCGCTTGAAATAATAGCCGTCATCACCGATAATTTGTTTGATGATATTTACGGATACAGGCGCTGGCAGATAGCCGAAAATCGTCGGTTTTCCAATGCGGTTGCGTTGTAATAATACTTCATTCAGCGACAATACAAATTCGCACAGCGACGGCGAGATGGATGAAGGCACGACCGAGTCGTCTTGTCCCACGCCATTACACAAGTCGCGGATATGAAATAGTGCAAGCATTGAATTAACTGGCGTTAACATATATTTCATTGGTTGAAGCGTAAACTTCCGGCTGGCAGAAACATCCTGGGCATTAGCGGTATAAATCGTTTGAATTGTGTTGGCACTCATTTTGTTGATTGGTTTAATATATTATAATGATTAATGTTTAAATGTATTTCAATTTTTTGTATATATGGAACAATATAGAAATAAAGAACAACGCATTGCCGAAATTAAACCGATTATTAAAAAGTTAAGCGAGCTGAATATTAATGCCGCCGACCATCCGGAAATCCGTGAACTCTTGACCAAAATCCAAGTTTATATCCAGCAAGGGGAGAGAATAGAAATTCTTATTCCGTTTCCGGCAGCCGATGTGGATATCGTAGGCTTATTAGCGACAAATAAGAAAGAACGGGTTTGGGTAAAGTTCACGAAGAACTAATATACTAAAGTTCACGAAGAACTAATATACTAAAGTTCACGAAGAACTAATATAATAATATGCTAAAAATTGAAAAGTATTTTAAAAGTATTAAAATATATTATTATAAACCAATGATTAATCAACTCAAAATGGCGATCACATGCGAAAAATTAGAAAAAGTTAAAGACTTTGGACGCAAATGGGTCCGAGAAAATATACTCGCAAACGATATTACACGGACCAAACCGGGGTCAATCAAATATTTATTGTTTGGAGAAAAACCGAGCGAACAATCGATCAGCATTAAATTCGGAACGCTTGGCGAACGCATTGCAAAAGAAATGATCGCAAGCAATCCGGAATTAGAGCTACTCGTCTGCGGAGTACAGGTAATTGACGAGAAGAATAAAAAGAAAAAAGACATTGATTTGATTTGGGCAAATCATGCAATGCGAAAAATATATATTAGGGAAGCCAAAGGCAATATCGAATTAGATACCGAAAAATTACCAGCCACTTTTAAAAAAATAACCGATGATTTATTGCCGTTTGTAAAAGAGAAATATATTGATTACGAGATAGATGTCGGAATTCTAAATTGGAGCGTATATACGCGCAGCGAACTCAGTAATGGGCTAAATCACATAAAAAAATGCGAAACGAATGGAGTGCAAGTTGATCATTGGTTTGATTTTTGCAAAGTCGTTGGGTTCACTTGGGCAATGGACGACTATTATGGCTATATGCGGGAGTTGGGAAAAATGATAACCGAAAATATGGATTTTTAAGAATGCTTAATAGTTCTTGATAACCAAATGTTTCGTATTGATTTCCTCGCCCACGCGTCCGCCGTATAATTTAAACCGGTAATTTTTTTCATATTCTTCGACAATAAAGCCTTCATACAATTCTTCGATAAATTTGGTTTTACCGATAATCATAAGGCATTTTATCTTGGTTTCTTTGAAACATTTTGCCAATTTTTCTTGCTCTTTTTTTTCGAATTGGCAATATCCGTAGTCTGTAAATTCGCTGTCGTATGGCGGATCCAGAAACATAAAGTTATTTTCGTCGTTATAATTTTCAAACACATGTTCAAAGCTTTTATGTAACACTGTTGTTCTCGCCAATAATGTTTCATAGTCTTTATTTTTCAAGTCAGCGTAATTAATGGTTTTATATCGCCCAAACGGAATATTAAATTTACCATTTTTATTATACCTTAACATTCCTCGAAAACAGGTCTTTCTTTGGTAATAAAAGCGCTTGGCGTTATCCAAACTATTCGATATAACCATCTTATCCCGAATATTATAATAGGTGTCTTCGTCATTGGGTGATTGTTCCATAAATTTATATATTTCGGCTGCGTTTCCTTGCCCGATGTTAGTATATAAATCAACTAGTTCTGTATGAACGTCGCTAATGATGGCTTTTTTTGGAGCCAAATTGAAGAATACTGCTCCGCCGCCAATAAAGGGCTCAATATAGGTATCATAGTCGGATGGTATATACTTTTCAAATTGCTTAATTTCATCACCTTTTCCGCCGCTCCATTTAATGAGCGGTTTCAAAGGTTTGGTTGATGCGGTTGCTGGTGCGAGCACGGGTGCGGTCATAGGCACTGGCACTGTTTCTGGTACAGTCGGTTGTAATAAAATAATGATTTCTTCTTTTTTTTTATTACTATAACCTTTTATTTTGCGGTCTTTGCAAATAGAAATTAATTCTTCGCGGGTTTTTGTTGTGTAATCCATCTTTATATCTTGTACGTGTTTAATTATTATATTATTTTATTTCAATTTTATATTTATAAAAAATTGATTTGCTTAAAAAATATAAAAATGAATTAACTAACAACAATCTCAATCATGGCGTCTTCAAGTGATTTTCATGGTCTCTGGCGTGCGTCAGCAAGTGAAGGTGTTCCTTATTCGGAAGATTTTCCCGAACCATTGTTGGTATTACCTGAGCTTATCGATGGAGCCCTCGGAGATGGAAAAGCATCACTTATCGATATTAATTTCGATATAACAAATCCAGAAAAGTGTATTTTAACCGTATATGATAACGGCAAAGGAATAATTAATGAAAAACGCCTCAAGGATTGGACATCTAAAGAGAGTGGGCAAAATAGTAAGCATGTTTTTGGTCATGGATCTAAAAAATGTTTAACCAAGTTCATGCCTGACTATGAAACCGCTATGTGGCAATTGTATTGGCGAAAACAGGATAAAAAAGGGTTTTCTGGTGCCTTAAATATTTTATCTAGTCCATTTAAGGGATTAGAGACAAAACACGAGCAGGATGATGAAAATGAGGATATTTGTCCGGCTCACGGAACCCAATGGACACTCGAATTTAAGCTTTCAGTATTGGGTAAATTAAATACACCAAAGCTGCTAATGGAAGCGTTACATGAACTCTTTGGGTCACGGTATGAAACGGCTGAGTATGAACCATTTACTTTTAAGTTTACAATCTCGTCCAAAAACGTTAAAATTAATGAAAGCTCGGAAAATTGGAAAACTTTAAAAGAATGTTTGGAGGATGAAATTGCAAAAGGTATAGTGCCCGCCAATGTGATAAAAACGCATGAGTTTGAATTTACGATAGATGAAACTACTGCCAAATGTAGTGAATATCGCATTGAGGCGGATGGTCGCTCGTATAGCATACCTAATTTTCCTACCTATGGTAAAAAAAATATGAAGTCAACGCGAGTGCATCTTGGTATGGAAGGTAGGTATATAGAAGCGTTATCATTCGGTAAATTTATGGGTAAAGAATTCCATAATAGTGATAATGGCACAATTATATTTGTCAATTTTAGCGGCAAAGAATTACCCACACCATGTACGACAAAGGTGAAGTTACAAGAAGAATGTCCGATCTATAAAAAAATGACGAATGAAATCCGAATTAGACTTAGTAAGAAGAATGAGAAAAAAGAAGCAGCGCCAGCACTACAAGGAGCATCAGCGCCAGTACTACAAGGAGCAGCAGCACCGGCAGCAGAACCGGCATCATCAGCTAAATCAAAAAAAACAAAAATACAGCCTGCCCAAGCGGCAAAGCAATCGTCGCCAACCTCATTGTTAGCCAATAAGCCAACGACGCCTTTATTAAAGCCAATTACACCAGCAGCAATATCATCCACTCTTATTCCTAAGCCACTTGTAGTAGCAACACCTAAACCACCAGCACCAACAACGCCCGCACCTAAACCACCGGCACCAACAACGCCAGCACCTAAACCAGCATTAGTAGCACCGCAAGCATTAGTAGCACCAACATTAGCACCAGCACCAGCATTCAACCAGGCTGAATATGCGGCGGTAAAGATCCTCATTAACAAATATGGATTGTCCGAGTGTATTCGCATGATGAATGAAATTAAATAAACCCTAAAAGGGGAATAATTACCCCAAAATTGGGGGGTGAGGGGGTCTCCCCCTAGAAAAGGGGGTGAGGGGGAAGAATTCCCCCTAGTAGACGATATGATCAATAATCCATTTCTGTATATTATTATACACCGGTGACAACATTGTATTTATTCCGAGTATGTAAATATCATATTTATCCGGATTTTTTTCTAACAACATTAAGGTCTGGTAAAGAATAATAAATTCGTGTGAATTATAGAGTTTGCGAATAGAAATAAACACATCATCAATACTATTTGCACTATTTGCACCATTCACTCTATTCACATCCATTTCTTCCGACTCGGTAAATAAGCCCGGCTTATCTAATAAATTTCGGTATAATTGCAAGGTATGGAGTAAAGCCGGCTGTTCAATATTGGCATACGTTTGCAATAATTTATCAATCCCGCGTTTACTTAATTGAATTAATAAATCAAACAAATCGCAGTATTCGTCATTCTCTTCTTTCAAAAAAAGATAGAAGCGATTAAAACGCACAATCGCATTGAACAGAAAAAACAGATCTTCTTTGCCGTCATTATTATAAGTGCGCCAGGCGCCTTGCCCCCAGCCCGGGGTTTGAATTGAGAGTAAATTATTAGAAATAGTTAATTTACTGCCTTTGGGACAGAACGAGAGCAGAGCTAATTGCGTAATAGCCTGCAACGGCTCTAAAATAATATCAAATCTCTCTTTCTTTTTATCCGCCTTAAAAAAATTGTATATTTGAACCACTGTATTCATTAATAAAAACCATATAAAATATCTTTATGTTTTTTATTTTTCTTATCTATAATCATTTTCGGTTTAAGTTCGACATGAACATATTATTTGCCTGAATTATTGTATTATGCGGAATATCGAATTTTTGGCACCAAGTAATACATTTCTGTATATTCTTTTTCTTAATGTGTTCTAGTTTATCGTATTTATTATTATTGTCAATGAGATAAATCGTGGAGACAATTGTATCGACTTGTTGCTGTCCATTAATGGCATTATACTCTTCTATTTTATTCGTAAAGATATATGGCAGTTCAAAATCAAATAAACATCCGATACAAGGTTCATCGGTAGAGAGAATTCTATAAAATATTTTAACCGTTTCTAGTGTGTTTATATTGCGAAACCCCTTGCATACCAAATATTTTTCCGAATTGGCAAATCGGCTCGTGAATGGTTTAATTATAGAGACTTCATTATACAAATTGGATAACAAATATAAAAAATCTAAAGAAATTCGTGTAAATGTATCATAGACTTTCAATATAAAAGTGCCGCCTGGCTTTTGCATGGCAATGGCGAAGGCAATTTGACATAAAATGAGTTTTGTGCTTATTTGTTCTTGATGCGGATACTGAAACGAAAAATCAAACCCTCCGTCGCCGGTTATAATGTCCATTTGCTCTTTATACGTGTCATAACAGTAGCGCAAATTTTCGGGGCGTGTTAAATCACCGTTGCGTTCAATGCCGGTTTCAATAATAACGTTTGGATTATTTAATAAAAAATGCTTGCTTTTTCGCCAACCAGGTACGTTCTGGTTAGTATCGTCAATTAAGGTCATCCCGTAATATTTATCTGCAGGATTTTTCCGCATATACGCCAGTGCTTCAATAAAACCGCCTGGACCTTCGGCTAAGTGAAAACTTTTACAGCTATCGCTGGGTAAGATATCTAATAAAAACAAGGTTTTACAAATTTCGATCATTTTAAAAAAAGAACGGGAGATGGGCTTTAAAGTTGAAATAGCTTGTTTTGTGTTGGGGATGGTTGTATGAATATATTCATGGGGGTTAGTGTATTTCTTGTATTTATCCCATTGTTCTAAACGGCAATCAATCTGCCCTTTTACAAAATTTAAATATTTATATAGGGTTTTATTGACCATAATGTCACTTTCTTCATCTCCTGCTTCGCTTGCTGCTTCGCTTGCTCCTGCTTCGCTTGCTGCTTCGCTTGCTTCTGCGCCTGAAAAAAAGTTCGATTTGTACGGTTTGAATAGATTTTCTAATAAAAAATGACTATTTATATCGGCATTATAATTAATATTCGGGAGAATACAAAAATTCATTATTGACTTACATATAATATTATAAACTGTTTATGTAGTTATTTATTTTACTATTTATATTTTTAAAGTTTGTTTTGTTTTTCGCACAGTTGTTTTTTTCGTTTTTGGCTCGGCGGCGGCACTAGCACTGGCAGGCATAGCAGCAGGCATAGGCATCGCACTAACACTAGCAGTAGGAACTTCAATAACATTTGTTTCTACGGCATCGGTCTTTTTCTTCCGTGAAACCGGTTTTATTGTTCTTTTTACTGGTTTTGCGGCAGTCGTTGTATCAGCAGGCATAGTAGCAGCAGGCATGGCAGTAGCAGGCATAGCAGTAGCCTTAATCACTGATTTTTTTGCCAAGACGGTTTCGGTCGCTTGATCGTTAATTTCCTTTGCGGTTTTATTTTGTAAACTCATCGACACTTTTGCTGCATCAACGTTATGCACTTTCTTGTAAATGAAATAGCGGTTCAAGAAGGAAATAACACGCTCTCCATCACTCATATATTGCGCATCCTTATAAGTATCACCTCGTTTATTTTGCTGAATTTCTTGTTTCATTTTTGAAAACAAATCGCGAAAGAGCCCGTTGCCACTCGTTAAAGGAGTTTTCGGATTTAATTTGGACAATTCTTCGCTCGTAGCCAATACAAAGCCATAATTTGTCAACATGCGAGTTAAATAAGTAAAATTGACCAAATATTCGCGCATTTTTTTATTGATGGATTCTTGAAACACGTCAATGGCATAACCCACGCTCGTTTCATCATCATTAAACTCGGCATGGTCATATTTTTTGGTCACTTCCCATATCTTTTTTTTGTTGCCCGTTTTTTCATCGGTTACCATAATAACCTCGCTTTCGTTTTCTGCTTTTTTCTTCAACATATTAAATATTTCTTTGCCATCATAACACGTACCGATAAAATAGCCGCCTAGTTTGGTGACCTCGGACACATTTTGCAAGAAATTATGCAGCGTTTCCTGATTTTCAAACATATAGTGAATGGCAAATTGAATAGAGCAGATATCAAAACCATCGGCAGCTACTCCGAATTGTTTAAACACGCCCGGTCCAAGCAGCTTATCATCTTTGGGTCCTTGCCCGAAAACTGCCCGCACGATTTGTTTATCCTTTTCCGAGAATACACCGGTTGTTTTTCGGATATTTAAACTAGAATCGCCATTCACGAATAAAGCTGCCGGCATATTTCTCTTCCATTTGCGGTAGCTGAGATAGCGAGCACAGGCTCCATTTTTGCGATTTAAAATATTATCGCTGGAAATATCAACACCAAAGACAAATTTCAAATTTGCGTCATTCCATTTGGGAAAATCACCGCCTTTGCCGACCGCTAAATCAATCAAGGTCAGTCCTGGTTTTGCAACACTGTTAATCAGCTGTTTTTTCACATATAAATTATGAAAGTTGCGCAGGGCGACCGTCTTGCTTTCGCCCGAGCTTTTATTATAATAGACATCATCGTCGTCGGTATTTTCGACTAATTCCTCCGCAATATGTTCGCCTGTCATTATCATAGCGGTCGTAATGGGTTTATAAATAGAATGCCAATTGCTATTGGCTGTATCATAGTCGTTACCATAAATGGGTTCGCCTGCCCGCAATTGAGCAGTTTTGTCATAACGCATCCGCATGGGCACCCAACGCCATAATTCGGGTTTCTCCATTTCATACCGAAATTCGACAATCGTATTGTCTTCTATTATTTCCCGATTTTCTGTATACATATATTTATCGGTATCTTTGATATATATATTACATATGCCTGCCGTCGGGTCGCTGGGTTCGGTGGGGAAAAACTGTGCCGGGATGTAGGTGTCAGCTGCCTCCCGTACATTAGACTGATTGGGATTGGGGATTTTATCGTTAATCATGTCTTGGTAAGGATTAATATAACCGTGCTTGGATTCGTCGTAACCAACGCGCAGAATAAGCGTTTTATAATCCTCTATTTGACCAAGGGAACTAATATCGGTTCCGTCTTTGAACGCACTGCCGATATAATCCTCGGTGCCGTTGGCGTTTTTCTTTATAGATACCAGAAAGTCAATCGTGTTAAATTTTGCCGGTTTCCATTTAAAGGAATAATTCCACGTAATTTTAATCGGTTTTTTATATTCGCCGATTTTATCGGAATTAACACCACAATTAGCGGGCGTGAAAATCAACCCATCGGTTTCATAATCAAATAAGCCGTCGTGTTCCTTTTTCAGAATAATCGCACAGCATTGGAATATATTCTGCGTTGTGGTGGCGTAAAACCGCTTTTTGGTAATTTTCAACGGGACGGGTGCACTAGGATTGACAACTGAAACTGCGTTGATTTTATCCACCGCATGCTCCAAGAGCGGCAAACGATATTTGTTGGTCTCTTTGGGATCATAATTTTCGCCGGGTACAAACCCATTTGACCGAATATCTTTTCCATTAATATAATAGATATCAAAGGCTGCATACATGTTGATAAATTTTGCCTTCTTATCGTATAAGATATGTTCTCCGTCAATCAACGTGTTCCATAATTCGGTGGTTTTCGAATGCGTGCCGGTAAATTGCACTTCCATATTCGTCGTGATGAGGTATATTTTTCCGACCGGGGAAATAAATAACAACTTCCGTTCACCGTCAGCCTTATCCGTAACGGTATAATTCTCCCGTATATTAGGCTCTAATGAGTCAGCATTCAGTGGGGCAATGTTGACCATTTCTAAAGTTTTGGAGGAAGGTCCCACAAACTTCTTAGATGTTTTAAGTTTGGCGAGTTCTTGTTCGTTATAATTTTTTCCCCAAATGAGCTGCATATATGAATTTAATACGTCGGATTGTTCTTTAAAACCAACGGGGTAGTTGGTTTCTTGTAAACCGGATAAGATATATTTAATCGCCGGTTTTATAACAATATTGCTTAATTCCTCGGCTGATTGTCGGAGTAACACCATATTCAATACCTCAATTTCAATTTCATATTTTTCAAGTGATTTGAAGACGCCTGAATCATGAATATTATATTCGGGTACATAGTTGCGTCCGCCTTTCTTTTTAGATTCTTTCACAATACTCATATCGACTTGTAGCTCTAATGTGGGGTGGCGCAATTTAGCCCGATTTAAATACCGGAATGTTTTCTTTAGTTCGCTCCATTTTTCAATCATCGAACTAACGAGAGGCATTGTCATATTAATGCGAGATTCACGGCTGAGCGAGACGCGAAAATTAAAATCATCAACGTCTACGTTTTTTAAGGTCTCATCAAACCGAGATTTTTGGGTGAACGATACTCCGGTTTCAATAGACTTGATATCATTTGTTTGACAATATTTCTGGATATTTTGCATCCCGACAATTTCCGTGCGAATATTGGATAGACGTTTTTCACCGGTCTTCATATCTGTATTGTATTCGTGATCGGTTTGAATACGCAGCATTGAGCTTGTTTCGGCGAGGAAAAAGCCAGATGACAATAATTTTTTGATTACGTTATCATAATTAATTTTCGTAATCGTCTTAATACCGTTCGTGCCGAATTTTACTTCTAATTCGAGGTCTTCGTCGGGTGTATTGTTGGCGTTATTCAAATAGAGATTAAACATATCAAGCATTTGACGATCGGTTGCCAAGTTAGCCTTGCTTTTTGCATGCGTAGCAGTGGCATGGGTACCAGTGGCATGGGTTCCATGAGAAGTAGCCTGCGTCTTGACAGCAGTAGCAGCAGTAGCAGTAGCAGCAGTAGCAGTAGGATATTTGTAATAAGGACCAGCCATTGACAACGCAATCTCCTGTTGGGTTTTTTCAGCTTTCGGTGGCGTGATATCCTGACCCGGTAAATATGGGAAATAGGGACCAGCCATTGCCGTTGCCTCCGCCTGCTGTTCCTTTGTCATAGATTTAAATTTGGTTTTCGCCCGTTCTAAATCTGCTTTTGACATGTCTTTTATTTTTGAACCTTGTATTGGCATTTTATCATTAAACGCCATATTCGTATATAAATATTGCTTATAATATTTATATCATCTTTCATTCAATTTTAAAATTAAATATACTAGCTAGATATATTTAATTTTAATACTTATTTAATTATATTTGTTCCAATATCTCCTCATACAACTGTTTTTTTGTTTTTGGTTTTTGCTTTTGCGTTTGACTTTCATTTGCAGTAGTAAAGGTATTTATTTGTAAACGCTCGCAAATTTCTTGCAACTCTTTCACTGAATAAGCTGAGGGCGCATTTAAGGGTTTTTGGATATTTTCAATAAACCAGTATTCGTCATGTATTTGTTTGAGAAAGGCACTTTCTTCCGCATCGTCATCACTCAAGCGCAGTGAATCTTCTTTTTTATGGTTTTGTATAATAATATGTTTCTTGGTAATATCAGGCTGCGGATTAATTTCGCAAAATTTACGTCCAAAAATATACGTGATTGAAATATTATGGATGAGACAAAGCGCCGTTAGCCCTTTCACCGTAATAAATGCTTTATTTACCAACTCGTCTTCAAGTTCAGTGCGTTTTAATTTTAATTCTTTTAGTTTATCTTTTATCGTTTTAAGTTTTTCGACAACTTCGATTTTTATACTATTTTGCACGCTGAATGAATTAGTGCCGCACATTTGATATTCCTCGTGACCTTTCAATATGATATAAAAACACCAAAATAATTTATCTTTATTGTGCGGTGTAATTAAACCGACGCTGGACTTATTATGCAGAGGCACTGGTACAGGTACAAGCGCAGCAGATACAAGCGCAGCAGATGCTGGCACATTAACTTGCACAGGCACTTGTACAGGTACTTGCACAGGCTCTGGCACTGACACTGACACAATAGTAGTAGGAACCGGCTCTTTGAATTGATAACCTTTCTGCATATTATTTTGAGTAAACATAAATTGTTGGAGTTGAATTAATGAATTCATTATTATATATAATAATGAATTATCTTTATTATCTTTATTACCTATTATCATGTAAAAAAATGTTGTTCAATCTGCTCTTTTTCAATCTCGCCTTTTTTTAATTGTATTTGTTGTTCATCTACATAATTTGCATATTTTTCTAATTCGGAAATAACCTCGGGCGTTTGTTCGGTTAAATTAATAAAAGTTCCGTTATTATTTTCATTTGTTTTAACGGATGCAAATTTGGTTAAGATACGCAAAACTTCAACTTGATGATATTTTGACATATTTTCAATACGCTCTTTTAACGCATTTATTGACATATTATATTTATGCGCCACATATATTTAAGTTAATTATTTAATTGTAATTTTTGGTTTTTTACTGGCAACCTTTATGGTTCTTTTCTTCGGTTGTGCTTCTGGCGCTGGTGCTGCTACTACAGTTGGCATTAGTGTTTGCTCCGCTTGTGTCTGCTCCGCTTGTATCTGCTCCGCTTGTATCTGCTCCGCTTGTGTCTGCTCCGTCTGTACTTCGATTATATCCTCGCCAATATCAGGCTCCCCTATCGGATTTAATGTTATGTTTGGTTTGCGAATGGTTGTTTTTTTAGCGGTTGCCATACCTGTGCCCATTGTGCCCATAGCCATCGTAGCTTTCGTTTCGTTATTAGATTCTAACAATTCGGCAATAATTGAGATGTATTTATCATTTAACTCAAACCGCTGTCCAATAACGCGTATTTTTAATTCATCATTTTCTTTCACCTGCGAAAACAAAGGCGACGTATAATTATGATCGCGGGCAATAAATATTATTAAGGGGCTCGGTTTTTCATTTACTTCCGCTCGAATACCGGCTTTGTTAATGTGTTTTGCGATACATTTAATATTCATGCCTTCAACCGGCGAACAAACATCGCATTTGAAAACGACTTCAAAAATCACATGTTCGCCCTTTATTAGCCCGCTGGAAAAGGTGATAATTTCCGTCGTGTTAGGTTTGATATATCCTTCAACAATACACTTCCCTTCAATTTGTGTGGCAATCGCTTTTTCCAAGGTTTCCTTTATTTTATTCCCGATGTTATTTATATTCACCGGTATAGTTCGGGTTATCAATATCTGCGTATATAGCCCTTGCTGCCGCTGTTGTTGCCGTTGATTGAAGTTTGTTTTTTTTTGCGTATTTGTATATGTTTTGGCTACGAAAGACATCTTAATATTAATTAATGATATTATTTCTAAATGGTAATTCAAAATCAATTTTATTTTTTAACATTCTTTTTCTTCTTCTCTTTTTCAGGGAATTTTTCTATATTAATTAAAGCTGCGTCTGGCGGAGATAAAAACCAGCGTTTTTTTAGTTTCTTATCGTAATCAAATGAACGCATATATATTTCTTGAATAATGCAGATTTTCTTCTGCCAAAAATCTTTGTCTTCGACGGGGTTAAATATATACATATTAACTTTTTTCTCCATTGCTTCATTTATAATTGAATTTAATAGTTCAATTGATACATCTTTCATCGAGCGCTGATCGCATCTGTGACCCAAATCTTTCGGGTTGGTTGTATCCTTTGTTTTAAATACGACATAATCCTCCTTTTTAAAATTATTTATAAAACCGATAATTTTATTCATGCTCGTTTTTATTTTTGTTCCTCTCGAGGTTTTAATGTCTTCTATATCTTTCATATCTTCTGATTCGGCAATGTGCCATTTTTCATCCGTATGTTTTACAATAACTTCGAGTTTATTTTTGTCATGCCATAAAAATCCTTTAATGCCTTTCTTCCCGTCAAATATCTGCGAGGTAATATAAGTTTTAATATGTTTAAACACATAGGCGCTTGTTTTTAATTTTTCATCTGGCAAATTATATTTTTCAGGGTTTTCATCTATTTCATTCAATATAAAAATAAGATCGGCAACTGATAATTCATCCACGATATGCTGGGCGATAATATAATTGAAAATTCGATAATTAATTATTAATTTTTTATTTTCGTTTAAATCTTGATAGACCTTCTCTTTTTTTTTAATTATTTCAATACTGGAATTATATAACATATACCAATTTTTCTCGCCATTTTGTATATTCTGTTTTTTAATAGCCATGCCATATTTTTGTAAAATATCCGTGTATAATTTCACATCTGCTTCTTCAACCTCCGGCGCAGGTGCCGGTGCCGGAGCCGCTTCAAGTAATGTTTTATTTAACTGAATATCCTTTTGTAAATCAATCGATACACTATTATGCTTCACATCGAGAGGAACGGTGCGTTCAAATAAACTAATTTTCTTATTATTCAGCTCTACTGGTTGAAATAAATATAAATCACTAATATTTACAAGATTTCCAGCTCGTCCGTATTTATCAGTAATATATTCGGTTTTATCTTCGGTAAGCTGTTGCAAGGCGGCATTAATTTGTATCAATGGATAATTCTTGGTTAATTGAAGAAAATCGATAATTTCTTTTTTCCGATAAAAAAATCTCTCCTTCATCATTTGTTTTATCCGCAAAATAAGTTTGTCTGTATTCATCATAATAAAATCTTCATTATAAGTATCCATATTAGCTTCATCGGGATTTATCTCTTTATCTGGGCGACAACTATACGAACAAGATTCCATATAATCACATATAGCTGAGAATGGTTTATCTCCGATTTTATAATCTTTTAATTCACCGCCACTTGCCAAGGACAAGGTAACGGGCAACACTCCACTGCTCGTCATATTTTCTTCGGTAAAATTATTTTGCGATTTATTTAAAATACAGTCAATCGAGATTTCTTTAATAACGCGGCTAATTTTTCCGATTTGGATTGCCTTCACTTCAGCCAACCGATACAAATATAAATCGGCGGTTTCAATAGTTGGTTCATCGTTTTCGCTCTCGTTCAAAGATGCATATAAATATATTTCTACATTGCGTTTGGCAAAGGGTAAATCTTTATGACTACAAGTGCGCACTGCCCGCCCGATAATTTGCTCAATGCGGTTCATGTTATACCACGGTTCTAAAATGTGGACTTGCCGAATAAATTTCAAATCTAATCCTTCGGCACCGGTTTGTGATATCAATACGACGGTGACATTTTTGCCATCCTTGTTAGCAGCATCCGTCGCCATTTTAATATCATTGGCAGGGTTCGGTGAAAAGCTCTTGTCACCAGTAATCATCACATATTTCTTCCCATTTAGTTTAGCCGGCGCTTTATCAAAGAGAGATTTCTTTCCTCCACTGCGAGAAAAACCCATCTCTTCTAAAGCGAGGGCAATTGGCACTAACCCGCCATCAATATACTGCGAATAAATGAGGATAACCCCTTCAGCCTTGCTAAGACGTTCGCATATTGTTTTGATTTTGGCACTGTATTTACCAATTTCATCCGGCGAAAATATGTTTTTATATTTGGTTGGCTTATATTTAAAATTGCTGCGAAAATGCGTGGTCGGATCTTCGTCAAAAGACATGATGCGTTTCAGCCCGCCACTGCCAACTAATTCAATTGAATCAAACATTGGATTTTCTTCGGTGTCTAATCTCTCGTCAGGATAAATTATATTAAGTCCTTCAATGGGTTGCTGGAGGGTCGTATAACCGAATGCTTCCGCTTCAATATTATCTAGTGACGGCATTTGGGCGGGTGTCACTTTTTGCATAATATAAGTATATCCCCTCTTTTGATATTCCCCTATTTCGGTCAAAAATAGACAGAGATGTTTAATTTGTTTATCTTTTTCTAAAGGTGATACACCATTTAATTGCTTTTCCGGTTGGGGTTTTTGCGGGAATGTGTTTTCGGGGGAAAATTCTTTTGGCCATAAGCGGAAAGGAAATGTGTACGGATTTTCACCGCGCACAAAGGATATGTAACCGGTTGCCTTGCGTTCTAATAAGTCCTTTCCTGATTCTTTACCAGCCACTGCTTTAAAAGAGCCATCTTTATTAAACACGTCTTTCACGTCAATGGTCGAACGCCGGTCGTTTGCATTCATCAAATTGACTAGCCATATTATTTCTTTAAAGCTGTTAAACATTGGCGTTGCTGACAATAATAATAAACGGATAGTGGGGACATTTTCGATGAGCTCCATTAAATCATTGGCAACCCGTTTATCTTTGTTATCGTCCGTTACTCTTATATTATGGACTTCGTCTATGATGATGAGACGGTTAGTAAACTCTTTTTTTAAACGTCTTTGTTTTTCGACCTTTATTTTTTTATTATCGGTTATAGTCAAGTCAGATACGTCGCCTTTTTTTTGAATGTAATTGGCAAAGGCTAAATAACCGAAAAATTGATAATACGTATTTATAAGCCGGTTAATTTGGGTAATGACTTTCTCTCTAGATAAACCTTTCATAATCATCGGATTAATTTCTTTTAAAAATTTATTCCCCGTACATGAGCGGATATTCCACATACCTTCGATTAGCTTTAATTTGCGCTCGTCAAAGAGTTGAACCTTAAAATTTTCTTGTACGTTAGGCGAGGCGACGATAAATATTTGACTAGTGATGCCCATTTGAATGACATAATCTCTCATTTCCTCGGCGACGCTAATAGCCGAACAAGTTTTCCCACTGCCGAGCCCATGATATAATAATAAACTGTTGTAAGGTGTTTGAAAGGAGAGAAAATTTCTTATGAAGATTTGATGGGGAGCCAGCTCAAAATCGGCATTACACAGCGTATTCGCATGCGATACAATATCTGTATTTATTTCGCCGTCATACGGGTTATCATTAAATTCTTTACGTTCGGCTATTTTTATATTAAAGTCGGGATCGTTTAAAGACGGATATAAAAAATCATAGTCATCGCTATTTAATTTTAAATCTTTGCGCTCTAATATTTCCTGTTCTCTCTTTTGTTTATTTAAATTAGTTTCAGTTGGTTCTGGTTCTGCTGCGCTTGCTGCACTTGCTGGTTCTGCTGGTGCTGCGCTTTCTGGTGCCTCTGACTGCTGCGCTGCTGCTACGCTTGGTGCCTGTGACTGCTGCGCTTGTGCTACGCTTGGTGCCTGTGACTGCTGCGCTTGTGCTACGCTTGCTTGTGCTGCTACGCTTGGTGCCGGAGCTTTCGCATGCGTATTTTTTTGTGTTTTGTTATTCGGAATACAGGCGCCAGTTTTTATATCATATCTAGTACCTCTTGGACACGGTGCTTTTCGTGTGTTTTTTTTAATTGTTTCGGTTGGCTTTAAAGGGGGTTCTTCGGCAGGAGCAGTTACAGCAGGCTTAGCAACAGCAGGCTTATCAACAGCAGTTACCGCCGGAGCAGTAGCAGCAGGCTTCGTAGCAAAAATACGAGCAACAATATCAGCAACAGTATCAACGGCTGGCTTAGCAGGCGCAGCACTAGCACTAGCAGTAGCAGCAGCACTAGCAATAGCAGCAGCTGGAGAGATAGATTTTGGTTTCTTTATTGTTTTGTTATACGGCAGGCAATTACCGGTTTTTTTATCTAACCTAGTGCCTTTTGGGCACGGTGTCCTTCGTTTTGTTTTGTGTGGTTTTTCTTTACTATTTTCCATTGTACTATTATATATATAATAATACTACAATTTATATGTAGTTACGATTTATATTCATTCAACTTACATTACATTATATAATTTATAGGTGTCGAGTATTCGTTCAACCCGTGTCAACACTTCTTTTTTTTCTAAATTATAAGGTCTAATTAGTTTCATAGTTTCTTCATAAGTTTTCCATTCCATCTTACTCACTTCCGTATCTTGAAAAGTTACCGAAGACACTTCAACTGGATTTTCCATATAGGCGATAAAATATTTATGCTTATAAGATTTATAATTTGATCCGGTAAAAATCTCTTCAATTGGTAATATATTTTGAATAATATTAATATCACCTCTCAAATAACCAGTTTCCTCTTCAAATTCACGCAAGGCGCATAATAAATCTTTTTCCTGATTATTATGCCGACCCTTTGGAAAGCCCCATTCGGTTTCACTCCAGTTAGTGGTTGTTTCATTTATGAGTGTTTCTAATGAATATTCGGTATTATTAATTACAATGCCATTCTTTAATGTTTCAAATTTATCACGGGAAATTTTCTCCTCTCCTCTATACTGAGCGTTTATATCATCGCCCCATAATTTCCGCCAAAGCGTATCAAAATCATTATTTAAAACTCGCTGTTTTTCTTCTTGCGTCATCTCGGAAATAATGTTGATCAAATATATCTTACTATAACTATTATATTTTCCCCGCATAAATTCCACATAGCCAATACTGTCTTTTCGGCGTATCATTAAATACTCACGCTGACCCATATTATTTTTTCTAAAAACAATAATACCTACACTGGTAATAGGTTGTTTACATTGATAAAATATATGACCTTTATTTCCACAATTATTGCAAAAATTATTGCAAAAATTATTATTATTCATTATACAATTATAGGTTATACTTGAAATCTTTTTATATCATTTATTATAATGGCCTTAGATCCAACTGTATGGGGACCTTTTTATTGGTTTGTATTGCAAACAATCGCTTTAACCTATCCAACTAACCCAAATGAAACTATTAAGAAAAAATATTATGACTTTATTCATAATCTGCCTTTATTTTTGCCAGTTCAAACAATCGGAAACAACTTTAGTGTATTATTAGATAAGTATCCAGTGACGCCTTATTTAGATTCACAGGCTTCATTTGTGAAATGGATGCATTTTATTCATAATAAAATAAATGTATCCCTAGATAAACCAGAGATGACAATGGAAGACGCCATGGTTGCCTATTATGAACATTATAAGCCGAAGGCGGTTAAAGAAAAAGAACAGCGCAAGCGACGAGAGAAATATGTATTTGCAGGATTTATTATAATAATTATATTGTTGACCGTTTTTTTGTATAATAAATAATAATATGCCAATATAATATATATCTATGAAAGGTCGCACTAAAGTGACACATCGTAATAAAAAAAAAGAGAGACAGATTCATAAAAAAATAACACATAAACGAAGGTATACTCTTGGTGGTAGTGCGGTAGACGCTGGTAGTTACGGATGCGTATTTTCACCAGCCTTAAAATGCGCCAAAAATAGCACCAATCCATACAATGCGCAGAATATATCTAAACTGATGTATACCTCTGAAGCCGATGCCGAAATGGTTGAAATGGCAAAGGTAGAGAGAATTGTTAAAAATATACCAAACAATGAAGATTATTTCTTGGTGTCCGGCACTAATCAATGCGTTCCAGCACCACTTGGAACGAATGATTTAGAAAATTTTGACAGTGTGTGCGATCTTTTCACGTCACCCCACCGCGGCGACCCTATTACAAGTTCCACTATAAACACAAAATTAGATAAATTATCAATTATTAATATGCCTAACGGAGGCGTAAGTATTGAACGTTTTTATAAAAATATGTATTCAGAACCCAATTCTAAAAAACGTCATTTATTATTTGAATTTATAAATACGGAGCTTATAAAGCTATTAAAATATGGTATTGTCCCCTTAAATGATTTACACTTTAACCATTTTGATATAAAGTATGATAACATTTTACTGGGTAAAGATAAAAAAGCCAGGTTAATTGATTGGAGCTTAGCAAGTGAAAATGATGGGAAAACTATTCCGTCCTCTGTAGTAGAACGTTCAGTACATTTTAATATGCCAGTTTCTCTTTTATTTTTTAATAGTTTTGTTAAGGAGTCGTTGCGCAAATCATACGAGACAATAAAAGCGTCACAATTATTTTCTAATAAAAATACGGGGCAAAAAGAATTATTAAAAATTGTGGCACTGAATATGATTAATGAAGCGATGCGTCCGCCCAAAAATGATTCACATTATAGAATTATAGTGGATAGCATTCTACGCAGTATACATAAATTATATGTGACAGGCAATAGTGACTCTAATTTAATAAATTATCGTGTATTAACAACTAATGTCGTCGTTGAATATATTCATGCGGTGCTCTTAAAATATGTCGACGAGAATGGAAATTTTGATGATGTACGATATTTTTATGAAGTATTTACCAAAAATGCTGATATATGGGGGTTTATTTTATCATATTCCAATATTATTGAATACGGTGGCAATGGCAAAATACACAAAGATATTATTAACGGATTATGTCGAATAATGTTAAAATACTGTTTTAGTCCAGAATTTGCAGCCACTGCAATTGATATAAATTCGTTGATTGATGATTTATCATCGCTTAATAAAATTTCAAAAAGTGTAAATAGAACAGCACGCACTTCAAAAAAATCATTTAATATAATAACGACGAAAAGATATAATAATAAAAAACTAATGCCGAAAGAAGATGAGACGGGTCCTTATGATATGGGACCTACTGATATGGGACCTACTGATATGGCGCCTACTGATTTGGCACATACTGAGATGGAGTAGGCTAACATATAGTATATACACGTACTATAAGTCATAGTTTAGCTGGTTATAAATAAGATCAATACATATTATATTATTTTATATATTATATAATATAATATGAAAATAGAACTCCTTATTATTGGTATTACTATTTTTTTTATATTAAATACATATACTGATGGAAAATTTATTAAAATAGTTAAATCGTGGAAAAAATACTATCAGATGGCTGGGATTGCATTTGTCGGTCTATCAGCCTATATTTTTATGCGTAAATATCCATCGCATTCACACAATTTACTTACCCACGCAAATGGTCTTATAAAATATATGCCAATTGATAAAGAAGCAAGTGATATGTTATCACCACTTTTAAATATGGGCAGTAGAGGAGGCATGATGGCTGGCGGTGGAGGAGGTATGATGGCTGGTGGAGGAGGTGGAGGAGGCATGATGATGTCCTCGCAAGAAAAACGAATGGTAAATTCCGGCAGAGTTGTTTCCGAGAATGGCACAAAAAATGTTAAACGGTCGGTTAGTGAAACTAAAAAAAAATATGTCGCTGCACAACAGGGTTGGAATTGCGGCGCCTGTAAAAAACAACTCCCGGCTTGGTTCGAAGTTGATCATAAGGTACGACTAGATAGTGGCGGTTCAAATAATGTTGATAATTTAGTTGCATTATGCCGTGATTGCCATGGGAAAAAAACTGCTTTTGAAAACTTGTAAATATAAACGTGCAATGTAATATAATCGTATAATAATAATAACTTTCCTAATATTATACAAAGATGAGCAAAAGTAAAACAGATGATGATACAAAATTTTATAATGTAAATTTAACAGAAAAAATAAAAGGAAACATGGAGGATTTTAAAAATTTTAAATTAGATTTAGACCATAATGTTGATAAAATAAAAGAAAAGGTAAATGAGTATTCGCGCAAAGAAATAGATTTTAATATTTTGGATCGTATTTCTCAAAAAATATATACAAATCCACACCATCTGGCTAAATTAGAATTTTTACAATATATTTTATTTATTATCCTGATTTATTATTATAATCCATTTAATATTAACAGTAATCATCAGGTTTTTACCAAATTGTTAGTTCTTGTTGTATCATTCATTTACGTGATGCTGTTTATTTTTATTAAATCCAGAATAGATAGTGGCGAAGATGTTGATTTAATAAAACCAACGGAATCTAATATTTTACAAAAGTTTATTTGGACCATTGCTGCTTTTGTTTTAATTATGTATTGTATTAAAGCAGGCATATGGGTATTAACTCGTACATCCATTATTACTTCCATACGGAATACGATGGCTGTACTTATAGTTATTGGTGTGTTAAGTATTGTCTATTTATTTACGAAAAATAAAATAAATAAAGCAAAGAATGCATCAGGGCGTAAATTTTCTACCTTGGTGATAAAATTTATTATGTATTTACCTTGTTTGCTGATTGATTTTATCGAATATGCCAAATATGAGTATAACCTCACGACCAAGCCCGTTTGGATTTTAGTAGGTATTGAAGCAATTTTTGTTGGGTTATGGTTACTTGTTCCTATCGTTTTTGATAAATTTATGAGTTCTGACGGGATAAATCTATTAAATAGTCCGGTGTATTTAACGTCGGAACAAACAATTGGAAATTTCAATAAATTACATAAAAAAGCAAATTTGGAAGCCGATGATGATGTCACTGGCATTGACCAACTATATAGTGATTATACCAATGCCGAAATTAAAAAAGATATGGATGAAACTGACCACTACAATGAGTATACTGACCCAAATATGCCATCCAATCCCACTTTGGCAAAAATTTATAAAAAACTTCAAAATATTCCGTGGCTTAGAATGAAATTTAGTGTACATCCGCAATACACTGATACAAATGTTAAACGATTTAGATACTCTTATGCGATATCAGCGTGGTTTTATTTAAATCCGCAGCCAACCAATACACGTAGCGCATATACAAAATATACAAATATAATGAAATATGGAAATAAAGTTATGGTGGAATATAATGGTAAACTAGGTAGTTTAAGAGTGTCGGGAGAGATTGCATCTAAGGCAGATGGAGTAAATGATGCCAAGAATAAAGTTGTAGAAATTTATAAAACTAAAAATGTTATTTACCAAAAATGGAATAATATAGTTATCAATTTTGATAATGGCTACATTGACGTTATTTTAAATGGTGATTTAGTCGGTTCTATTTCCGGGGTTGCCCCTTATATGAAATTCGATAATATTATTGTCGGCGAAGATAAAGGATTACAAGGAGCCATCTGTAATGTAAATTATTATGCTAATCCACTATTAATGAGTAAAATTACCTTAACTTATAAAACCTTGCGAGAGAAAAAGTTGCCATATATTTGGCGGATGAAAGATGATATTGAAGTAAATGTCAGAGAGTACAAAAATCCTAAGAATAAATTTATGAATGATCTTAAAAGTCTAGTAGGTGCATAATTGGGTGCATAATTGGGTGCATATACATAAAGTATTAATTATACTATTAATTATACTATTAAATATTGTATTAATTATTTAGATATGTTTTACATTATAGAATATGTTAATTTCTATTCTATAATATATATAAATATGGCGATCATGAATATTGTTATTTTTGTCTTTATATTATTAGTTATTATTTATGCCCTGGTTAATGTGTTTTCCAAATCCAGTCAATTAACGAAAATGGCTGAAGGAAAATTATTACAAACTATTACAGCCGATACTTTAAAAAATTCCAACAATTCTAGCAATTATACGTATTCCATGTGGATGTTTATTGACGATTGGAACTATCGGTTCGGCGAGCCAAAGATTGTTCTGCAACGAGCAAATAACCCCAGGGTAGTTTTAGGCACAAAACCAAATACGTTGGCTGTTAAAGTGAAATATTTTAATGTAGGGACTACCGGAACGGTTGTACCATATGCGCCCGACTTATCTAATCATGCCGCAAATGTAGCAAATAGAGATGCATGCGAAGCCTGTAATAAGGGGTTTCAATGTGCGTGCGCTAATTGCGATCCCGCATTATATGCCGCAAGTGAAGCAGCAAAGCCTGGGTCATACGCTACTCAAGATGCGCTTACTCCTGCTCAAATCGCCGCCAGCGCCGCTGCTTCTACAACTATTAACAAGGCTGAAGACAATATTCATACCTGCGAAATTGATAATATCCCTATTCAAAAATGGGTCAATGTTATCGCGAGTTTGTATAACCGCACCCTCGATATTTACTTGGACGGGAAACTCGTTCGCACTTGTGTTATACCCGGTGTGCCAAAAGTAGATAATAATGCGAATATTTTTGTTACACCCGAAGGTGGTTTCAGTGGCTGGACTTCTACATTTAAATACTGGTCTAATGCTTCTAATCCCCAAGAGGCGTACAATATTTATAAAGACGGGTTTGGTGGAAGTATATTAGCAAATGCATTCAATAAATATAAGCTGCGCTTTTCACTCATGAAAGGTCAAAAGGAAGCCGGTGGGTTTGAAATCTAAATAAATTATTATTTTTATAGCATTAACATCTGCCATTAACATCTGCCATTAACAGTTGACATTTGCTATTTAACATATATTATATTTTATATAATATATATAAGAATGGGACTTAGTGAAATTAAAGTTCAACTGCAACAATTTGCTTCAAACAAATATGTCCAAGGCAGTAAAGATTTTGTACAATCAAATAGTATTGTAGCCAAGTTTGCTTTTCTAATTTTGATACTAATTGTGTTTATGTTATTATTAAGTTTAGGCTCAGCTATCATGTCTTTATTTTTTGCTCCAAGTCATAATCCCATCTTAATCGATGGTATGATTAATTCAAAACAAATGATGGTAATACCGCAAAACCCAGGTAAGAGAGGCGCCAAACCTATTTATCGGTCTAATAATGAGCGTGAAGGTTTAGAATTTACGTGGTCGGTGTGGATTTTTGTAGATAATTTTACTAGTGATTCAATGACCAAGTTTAAGCATGTCTTTCATAAAGGGGATGAACAAATGGATTCCAATGGACTTTTCATGCCGAATAATGGTCCTGGGTTGTATATAACGCCGCTGCTCACTGATCCTATTAATAAGAAAGGTGATTTGGCTGGATTAAGAGTTCTGATGAATGTATTGGGACAATCAACGGATGAGGTTACGGAAAGTATTGATATTAAAAATTTACCCTTACATAAATGGGTTAATGTAATCATCCGTGTTACGAAACAAAGTCAATTGGACGTTTATATTAACGGCTCACTTGTTAAACGGCATATGTTAAGCGGTGTTCCTCGGCAAAATTATGGTGATGTATATGTATCGATGAATGGTGGGTTTACCGGAAACACCTCTGATTTACGTTATTTTGAAAGCGCTATTGGTACAAACAAAATACAAAATATTGTTAACGCCGGTCCTAATAAGAAATTGGTGATTGGATCGCTTGATGTCAAGGATGACACAAATAAATATTTATCTACACGCTGGTATTTGAACAGCACGATGGATGTCTAGGGGGCTGCCGCCCCCTCACCCCCGCCCTTGGGAAAATTCACCCCACTTCCTTTGCCATTTGCCCTTTGCCCTTTGTATAAAAATATTATCATTTGAAATATTTTTATTTTTATATTCATTCACGCAAGTTTGGGTTAATGCAGATCGCTTGGGTCGGAAAAATATCACCAGACATGCAAACATCACCTTCTCCTACTTTTATACAACTACGGTTTCCGGTGTCCTCGCCAATATAACAAAACCCGGCTTTCGATTTGGGTTTATTTGTGTGTAAACTATTGGTAGACGCTTCATCCGGTCTTGGAATAGCTAGTGGTTTTTTTTTATATTTCCGTTTTAATAAATTAGACTCTTGTTCTTCTACTTCACTTTGCGACGTTGCTTCTTTTTTATTGGTATCATCATCGGTATCGTCCTCCTTATCCTTATCTATTTTATTTATAACTTTCTTTTCATTCAAGGCTTTTTCCAACTTCTGTACGCCAGCATTTTGTTTATCTTTGTCGGTTATATCCATGCCTAGATATATTAAGACCGGGTCATATAAATTTTTAAGGCTTTTATCTACTGGTTTTTCTAAATATAAAAATAAAGTTAGTCCAAGAAACCCGAGTATTATAATAATAAACACATAGCGTAAAAAAGAGCTCCCGCCAGAGCCTGTTGCATCTGAGCCGGTTGATGCAGCTGCCGCGACTGTCACCACCGGCACTGCTAATAAGCGAGTTTTGGATGAACTTACCGGCGTATTTGCCGTTACGGAGTTGGCTGATGCCGTTACAGATTTGGCTGATGCCGTTACGGAGTTGGCTGATGCCGTTACAGGTTTGGCGGATGCTGTCTTGATCGAGGGCGTCTTACCAGGAGAAGAAGACGGCTTCACCGAAAACATAGTTGCGGGATCCTTATTATATATTCCCGGTGATGAACGTGATGCGGATCCGGAACTAATTTTTGAGGTACTTCTGGTAGACATTTATATATAATTATAATTACATAATAATTATGTCATTATAATGTAATATATGCGTTTAAATCTAATTACGGCTATTAAACAAAAAAAAATAGATTTGGCTTTAAATATGATAAAAAATGGCATTGAAGAACTGGATATTGAAAAAGGAAAAAACACGGCATTAATCTGGGCGTGTCAATATAAACTCGACAAAGTTGCGCTTCAATTAATTAAAAAATATACGGAAACAAATTTAGGTCATATTGGCGAAAATGAAAATACCGCATTGACTTGGGCATGTGATAATAATATGAAAAATGTTGCGCTGAAATTAATAGAAACGGGAAAAGCGAGACCAGAACAAGTTAATAAACATAGTTTGACCGCATTGATCTATGCGTGTGGTAAGAAAATGGACGAGGTCGCTTTGAAATTAATAGAAACCGGAAAATCTAGACCTGAACAAGTAAATAAACATTGTATGACGGCATTAATGTTTGCGTGTGATCATCAAATGAATGAGGTCGCTTTAAAATTAATAGAAACGGGAAAAGCAAGACCTGAACAAGTTAATGAAAATGGTGAGACGGCATTAATCAAGGCGTGTGGTAATAAAATGTACGAGGTCGCTTTAAAATTAATAGAAACCGGAAAATCTAGACCTGACAATATTAATATAGATGGTAGGACGGCATTAATGATTGCATGTGATCATCAAATGAATGAGGTCGCTTTTAAATTAATAGAAACGGGGAAGGCGAAAATAGAACAAGTAACTAATAGTAAACGAACGGCATTAATTTATGCATGTATGTTTGAAATGGATAAAGTCGCTTTTAAATTATTAGAAACAGGAAAAGCAAGACCAGAACAAGTAGATAAAGATGGTAAGACTGCTTTATACTGGATAAAAAAAAATAAAATGTCATCCATGTTAAAAAATAAAATAATGGATATATTGAATAAAAAGCAACTTCGTTCTACCCGCAAAAAAGGGCTTCGTTCTACACGAAAAAAGCAACTTCGTTCTACCCGCAAAAGGTTGGTCAAATAGAACGAACTACTTATTAAACATATTCCACTTGCGGCGAAACTGAGAGGCGCGGGGGACGGCAAGTTTCTTCGTATTGCGTATATCAATCGCTTCATAAGTTTGGTCATCGGGTTTCATCCGACAATCAAAACTACTTATATTTATATATTCGTTATGAAATCGCCAATTCACATTTGTCAAACTCTGCATATTATCATAAGCCGCTTGTTTATAAATAAGAATATCTTGTTTGGAAATGACACGTTTAAACCCATCAAATGAACGAACAATGCGTAGATCATTAATCTCGTAAAAACAACTGCGATCTATTTTTAAACCAGAGGCTAAACAGCGGTCGTTTATAGCGTTGTCTTCCATCCCCCAGCCCCAAAAATTCGGGAACCCTCCGGTTTTAATAAAATCGGCGCCTTTAATGGCAAAGATGCCTCCGAGCGCAAATCGAAATCCGTAATAATGTTTCACAATACCAGGGGTAGTATTATAATCAATGAGACCTTTCTCTATCGGCCAAGTATCCACGTCATTGAAAATAAAGGTAATATTTTCATATGTTGTCGGGTATTTTTGTTTCATTGCTAAAAAGCCGATATTTTTCATCGCGCCTCGGTTAAAAGGACGCGCATCATATTGGTGCGCAAAATAAATCTCATATGTTTCCGTATCGGCTAATAAGTTTTTCATATTTTCCAAAAATTGTGCTTTATCACTTATTCTGTCTCGGTAAGGGATGATAAATACTCGTGCAGGCGTCGCTAATACTACGCCTGTATCTACTATAGGCGTCGCTAATACTACGCTTGTATCTACTATGCTTGTATCTACTATGCTTGTATCTACTACGCTTGTCATCTTATATATAAAAATATATATTAACTATCTCTCGTCAACATAATTGAATTCATTTTATCCAAGCGCTCGATGGTTTTATCCAAATTAGACCGCTCCGCTAATCCATTAAACAAATAATCAGTTTGAATTGCATCTTCATTTTTCTTGACGTCCTTATAAACCACGCCAATTTTCTTAATAATCGCATCCAACTCTTTCTTGTTCGTGATAATATCAATATTAAAATCCACGGGCTCGGTTAAAATAGAAATGGCAAAATAGATAAGAAATTTGCGACGTTTTTTCACGCCATTCGTATATTTTATGCTGAACATTTCCAATAAAGCATTATTGATTTTTTCAACCAAAGGATGTTTTTTGTTTTTTCCCTCATGTAAAATAATGTCCCACACAATCCAAATAATATCGTTTTTATATTTATCTTGGATCGGCGCAAATTGGCGGGTTTGACCTAAACATATTTCCTTTTTCTGCTTACACAAGGTCTCATATTCCAAAATCCATTCTAACCAATAACATGCATTCACGCTATTTTTGGATTCTTTGGAAATATGATAAGCAAATTCATTCATGGCAATAAATAATTCTTTTGGATCATCCGGTTTAAAAATGTCTTCCACATAGCCGATTTTTGGTGCTTTTAAGCGTGAAGCCATATGAGTAATATTAAATTCATCCACCTTTTGAATTTTGATGGGTTCGAAACTATGTTTTTTGCGCGAATGACAAAGCAAACTAATAATTTCAGCAAACAGTTGACGCACCTTTGCATTATTCCGCATGGATAGCTCATTGCCCGCATAGCCGCCGCCAATAATCTCTTTGAAATTTTTAAAGCGCATTGAAATATAAATCGGCAATTTAGGGTTACCTAAATGAATATAGCGGCTGATGAAAAGAATAATTATTTCCCACAAATCGCCAAAATGCCCGGCGCATATAAGTTCGGCTGCCCAATAGCAGGCTGCTTCTACCTTGGTCGTAACCAGACATTTGGTCAATTCAACTTTTACTTTTGATTTTTGAAATTTAGAAAAAGTAATGCCTTTGAATTCGGCGCTACTTCTTTTATCATTAATATCAGTATCATTCATATTTAACTTTTATATATATAATACATATATACAAATGCCTATTACAAACCCAATACGAAAGATGAAACGAACATATCATATTTTTTCGAAAACAACTTTGTTGCACAAGGCTTTATATTTCTTGTCGCTTTTGGTTGGCATCTCTCTTATGATTAATTATGGACGGCAGCAAGTTGAAGGCTTTGCGCAACCAAAGACCAACGAATTTGATATGAAATATGATGTCGAAACTATTTACGATGATTTTTATGTTGATATTTACGATGATTTAGTTTTTAATAAGAACAAAAACGATTTTGAAATCGGCAAATGGATAAGTACGGCAAAACCGACGGCTGATAGTGTCATATTGGATATTGGGTCTGGCACAGGACATCACGTGAGCAGTTTAATCGCTCATGGATTTCCACATTCGATGGGTATTGATCTCTCGCCGAGTATGGTTAAAAAGGCTCAGGCAACTTATCCTAAGTTAAAATTCCAAGTGGCAGATGCTTTAAATACGTCTTTATTCCCGGCAAATTATTTTACGCATATTACCTGTTTCTATTTTACACTGTATTATATGCAAGATAAACAGACATTCTTTGGAAATTGTATGCGGTGGTTGAAACCTGGCGGTTATTTGGCGGTGCATATCGTGAATCGGGACAAGTTTGACCCGATTATTCCGGCGGGCAATCCATTCAATCTTGTTTCGCCGCAAAAATATGCCAAAAAACGGATCACGACGACGACTGTGAAATTTGATCAGTTTGAATATAAATCAAATTTTGATATTAAAGACGAGGTGGCTACGGTGAATGATCCGAACGCTTTGATGATTGAAACTTTTATAAATAACAAAAACGGTAATGTGCGCAAAAACGAACATAAACTCTTTATGTTAACCCAAGCGGAAATTCTGGATATTGCCAAAAGTGTAGGGTTTATCATAGAAGCCAAGATTGATTTATTGATGTGCCAATATGAAAGCCAGTATATCTATATTTTGCAGAAACCGACTTAGTTGTGTTATTATATAAAATAAATAGTTATTGTATAATGAAAAAAAACACCAAGGTAAAGTCCTTTAATTTTCCAAAGGGCTTACGTTTGCCCAAATCTTTGCAAAAAATTAAAAAAATCAATTTATATTTAATTTTAGCATTAATTTTACTGATGATTGGTTTATTTATCTATAATTATTTTAAATTTAATGAAGGATTTTCAGATGAAAATAACATTATACGAAATTATTTTAAATCCTTATCCTTAAAAAATAACATTAACATCTACCCAGATACAATACTTGCTCGTAATGAAAATATTCAAAACTCTAATAAAGTTCCATTTTTACTTAAAAATATAGCTGATATTCGTATAAAACTTTATACTGCATTAGCTATAGATTGTTCTGATGTTGAAAAATTACCAATATTAAATATAAAATTAGTTGCTGCAAAAAAGCTGATTGATACATATATTAATGATGTTAGCGATACAAATTATTTGAATTGTTTTTACTCTCAAATTGAATTAGATAACCTATTTCAACGTTATATGTATTTGTATAGTAACCGTAAAAATGACATTAATACTTATAATAATAATAAAAATATTCAACTCGAAAATTACCCCAAACCAATTAAACTTTTTTGGTTCAACATCATTTCAGGCGACTTTTATGAAAAAGTATTTAACCAAAAATACGATCAGAAGGTGCCCGACAGACTCAATTTTTTGGCTATTTATACGCACATATTAAATAATTTTAATAATCTATATCCAGTCGAATTAAATTATATAAGAGCATACACTATTAACAACCAAATTGTTGAAAAATTTAATGCAATTAATTTTATTGGTCCAGCGGGTCCAGTGGGTCCAGCGGGTCCAGCGGGTCCATCGGGTGGTCCAAAGGGTGATAAGGGTGACCAAGGTGTGCAAGGTCCAATTGGTCTAACGGGTCTAACGGGTAATACTGGTGCAAAGGGTGATAAGGGTGATAAGGGTGATAAGGGTGACCAAGGTCCAATTGGTCCAATTGGTCTAACGGGTCAAAAAGGTCTAACGGGTGAAACGGGTGCACGAGGTCTTATAGGTCCAACAGGTCCGACAGGTCCAATGGGATCACCAGGTCCAATGGGATCACCAGGTCCAATTGGACCACAAGGTCTAACGGGTCCACAAGGTATAGCGGGTGCAGCGGGTGCAGCGGGTCCAGTGGGATCACCAGGACTATCGGGAATATCAGGTCAAATTGGTCCACAAGGTTTAGGTGGACCACAAGGTATAATTGGTCCACGGGCATAACGAGCAACTACATAAAACTTTCGACAAGGCTGCAACAGTAAAAATGATATAATCGCTGATGTATGTTCATAATTAAATAAAATATTCTCTCCTTTATACAATATTTTATTCATTTGAAATGAGGTTTGATTCGCATTTGATCTTATATATATTGGTATCTATCCTCCTATTGTATTTAATTCCTACTGCTTACCTCCGGTTAAAAATGCCGTTTTGGCATACGCAGCCCGTCTTTCATCTTTACAATTTAAAATATTGGTGCAGTCCGCCAGGGCAACTTGGGGGGGAGGGAGGTTCGTCACCAAACCCGACCGCTGCTCTTGCTAACCCGACCGCTGCCAATAAATTCATAAACTTACAAAATAATGACTTCATTGCAATTACCGATAAACTTGTTTCGGAATCCGATGTGAAATTCAAGCAAATATGTAATTTTATCAAAGATTATTATGTCATTCATAAAGACGCCAGTTATAAACCGTCGCCCACCGATATTTTAGCATACTTACAAAGCAACAATCATCTCTCTTATTTCAATGTCTATCAAGAACCCCGGATGTTATTTGAGAAAGGTGTTCCGTCCGCTATAACCGATTACGAAATGCTGGGTGTTATTTCCGCGCGAGTTTTAAATGTGATCCTTTATGCAAAGTCTGCGACGAAAACGAAATGTAAAAAAAGAAAAGAATTTCCCGTCTATTACATTGACAATCTCTGCGTTAAACCAGACTATCGGAAAAAAGGCATCCCGCCGCAAATGATCCAAACACTTTATCATCGCATTTCTCGAGCTAATCCAAAGGTCCGCGCTTATATGTTTAAACGCGAAGGATCCTTAAATGCGATTGTACCACTAGTCTGTTATTCTACACATGCATTTGATATTACGAATTTTATACCCGATTGTCTAATTACCGGCGCCATGAATATTATTGAAATTGGCGTGCAGCAACTAAACGTCCTCTATGATTTTATTAAAGCACAAATGATGACGTTTGAATGCGCGGTTTTACCCGATATGTCAAATCTCTTGCATTTAATAAAAAGCGGCAAACTTTTAATCTATGGTTTATTATTCGGCGGGGGGCTTATTGCGATCTATGTATTCCGTCCGCTAGAATTGTATTATGAAACAAAAAAGGCGGTGGAATGCATTGCCGTTATTTCGAATTGCTTGACGAGCGAGATTTTATTGGCAGGTTTTAACACGAGCTTACTGAAAATGCGCGCGAGAAAAGACGAGCAGAAAGCGGATATTTTACTATTTGAAGAAACAGCTCATAGTAAGTCAATTATTACAGCCTTGCAGAAAAATGTCTATGTTAAATGTAATTTTAAAAGCCCGACGGCTTTCTTTCTTTACAATTATATCTGCTATTCTTTCGAAGCGGGAAAAACATTGATCATTTATTAAACTAGTGCTAACGCGTATATTTGCTAACGCGTATACTTGCCCGCTCGGGCGAACGAATCCACAATAAAAATAATGAAAACGCCTAAAAAAGAATAGAGAATAACTTCTTCCATAACATGTCCAGTTTTTTCATCTCTCTTTTCTTCTAATAAATGGATCATATAATTTAACTTTTCCAGCAGTTGGTCTTTGTTGCCGCTAGCGCCTGGTCCGGAACCCGCACCTGCGCCACCGCCATTTTGGTTAAAAAACGGCACATATTGTTTATAATAATTTGATGCATAATCTTTGGGCAAAGCAGCAAAATCACTCTGACTATCTAGCGGGAGAGGGTATTGTCGCGGAGCAACGGCAGTTACGATTTTCTGTGTTTCACTATAGTCTTTTTGATCGGGAGGCGGGTATGCTATTTTGATTGGTTTTTCATAATCAGCCATAATCTCATTATTAATCGGTTGTGGCTGAGCCTGGGGCATTTTTGAGGAAACTTCTGCCCGAGGCGGAGGGCTAAAATCCGCCAGTCCAGTATCATCGCTATCGTCCGTATAGCCATTTGTATTATTAATTAGGTTTAACACCGATTGCACATTTTCATTTGTTGATCCCATATTTGATCCCATATTTGTATCAGTGTTATGAGAAATACGTTTTTTAATAGTTATGTTATGCCTTACTTGTCTTTTTTTCTCTAATTCACTCATATTACTAGAACCCATCAAATTATCATTACTATTAATTTCAGAAAATGCTAAAGATGACATATTATCTATATGAAAATAAGATATTTTTATTTTCATAAAAACCTAACTATACGCTACACTATATTTTGGGGTCGTTTGTTATAATTTGAGAATTCTAAAATATTTATATAATATAAATGTGTGTTCCTACTGAAATCATTCTTCTTTTTTTTCTAATTTCATTCTTTGTTTATACCATGCCGCTAGTTTTAGTAAATTTTAGTAAAACTCTAAAGGGGAAAATATTATTGTTATTGCTAACCATTGTAATGACCCTCCATAATCGTACAGCTGGCATACTAATGGTTATGTTGATTATATTTTTGGCTGAATTTAATTATGAAATCAATAATGGAATTATTTATGAGGGACTAGAGGGCATTGCACCTAAAATTGCACCTGGCATTCCGTCGCCGGAAGTTACAAAGAAAGAGAACCCAGCGCGAATGGACACCGAGGATAAGCTAAAACCAGTAGATACACGAATTTTATTATGACATAATAATATAAGAGATATATAATGACATATTTAGACTATTTTACATATATAATATTATTGGGTCTTTTTCTATTATTAGTCAATAAAATAGTTCTAAATGATTCTTCTTCAAAAGAAGGATTTGTTGCCGCAAAGGAAGAAAAGAGAAATTATGATAAAAATGGTATAGAAATTATCGATCCCGATAAACCAAAAAATCCCGATTCCAATTGGCTTATTTTGGTTAAATTAATTTATAATGTTTCGGCGGAGATGGCTTATATATTAATTAAAATGCCTTATAAATTTCTCAAGAAAGGGGTCGAGATGGTAATTGATTTTGTAAAAAATTTAAATGATATGTTGAAGCCCATAAGGAAGTTTGCAACAGAAATGTACCGCCTGTTCAAAAATATTGGATTGAAAGTGGTCACTCCATTTATAAAATCGTTTAAACAAATATTTAAAATTTTTGGAAATTTACCCAAGTTTATTCAAGAAAATGCTGAAATGGTTATTAACATGATAACTGAGTTCCTTGAACAAATAATACGGACATTTAAAACTGTGTTTGATCTTATAAAAAAGGTCTGGAACCTGCTAATAAAACTCCCGACGATGATTTTTACGCTGTTAAATCAAATCATTACAATGGTATTTAATATAATAGTTATGCTAATAAAATTACCTGAATCTTTAATGGGAATGATTATTAATTTACAAGAACAAGGAATGATGTTAATGGATAAACCAATTAAAATTCCATTTATGGATTTATTCTTCGGTTAGGGGTGCGAACAAAAATGTTAAGGGTACGAACAAATTGTTAAGGGTACGAACAAATTGTTAAGTGTACGAACAAATTGTTAAGTGTACGAACAAATTGTTAAGTGTACGAACAAAAATGTTAAATATATAATAGTTTTAAAAAAATATTATATACTGTTTTATTAATAATGGAAAAGTTAGGATTTTTTAAAAAAATCAATGTAATGTATCTTAAACACATTAATGAGAGTAAACTAATGATTGGGTTCGCCATGATTTTATTAAACATCGGTACAAAATATGTGGATTTTAAATTTACCAAGGCGCAAGAAGCCATGTTACGAAAAAGTATTGCCCGCGAATTAATCATATTTGCCATTGTGTTTATGGGGACGAGAGATATAACCTATGCCATTTTATTAACTGCGGCGTTTATTGTTTTATCGGAATATGTTTTTAACGAGAAAAGCAAATATTGTTTAATTTCGAAAAATATGAAAACCGTGGTAGCGACAATTGACCTGGACAAAGATGGTATTGTTTCACCCGAGGAAGAACAAAAGGCACTCGATACACTGCGACGGGCTGAAAAAAATAGGGAACATAATGTGCAAGCCAAATTCAGTTCTTATTTAAATAATATGAATAACAATAATATGTTAGTCACCGAATAGATGTATATATTTCATATTTATAGCTATAATCTTTTATCTGTCTAATATAAGATTATATGTCACAAAAAAAACCCACAACTAAATTTGATGAACCAATAAAATTAGAAACAACTATTTTAAAAATAAATGTAAAAACAAGCGGGGACTTGACAACAAAAGAATATGATTTAATACCTTTTCATTCAAATATGGCTGATATTAAGGACTTAAGTAACAACAATTATATATTCTTTCCCACTTTTGCGAAGATAACAATGAACGATTTAAAAAGGGCAAAAATCGGCAGTAATTATTTAAAAATCTTCACCACCCTAGATAAATATTTAAAACTCGTTGAATATATTGCCAGAGACGATAGAGAGACGGATAATACTTTGATTGTTGACCAAAGCCAAGCCAAACAATATGCGCTGTCAGTTTTAGAAAATATTACGGGAGATATAGTTGAAGATTTCGTGAGTGTTCAAAAAGAAGAAAATACGGAGGAAGGTTTGACGGATGAGGAAATTATTACAAATAATATCGGGTTGATTAAAAGTATTTTTTTCCCCAGGGGAGGTCGATTTTATGTGTTAAAACGTGAATATATTATTGGGAAAAGTAAATATATACCACCTTTTGTTGCCGGCAAAGATATAAACCAGAAATTAAAAGAGAAACATGCGGTTCCTTTATCTTATACGATCACCGTTGATTTAGAATTATTAGATGCGACCAATAATCCTAATGCTGGCGATTTTGGACGACTGAGTTGTAAGGCTAAAAAAATTAACATTAAAAATGATTTGATCGATATGTTTGGTACCAAATTTAAATTTCAAGAGCAGAAACAAAAAGCCGTTCTGCCTTCGCTGTTACAACTTTCGCCGGAAATAACCGAACGGGGCTATGGAAAATTGCAGAGAGAATGGGAAGAGCGCAATAAATATGTGAAACCGGCGGAGACAGAAGCCGAGCGACTAGCCATTGAAAAAAATTGGACCCCCTTACAGCGAAAAATGTCACAACTGGATAAAGCCCAGCAGGACTATAATAAAATCCCGCAATTGTGGATTAAAGACCGAAATGATTTGGATAAAAAATATGAAGATTTTTTCATTGCGGTTGACAAATATAAGAAGGAAATAGAAGAAATAAAAGAAAATAATAAAAAAGAAAATGAAAATGAGCCGGATAGTAGTTTTGTAAAAGAACTAACCCAGACGGTGGTTGATAATATGGCACTGGCGGCGAAAAATCTACTCGTAGAGGTGGATAAAGTGCAGGCGTTTACTTTAAATACGGATGATATGAAGAAGATGGATTTTGACAAATTAGAGTTATTGTCCAAGTCGGCGCCAGAATTAAAGCAGCTCTTACAAGAGAAAAAAGATGAATATAAGAAATTAAATTATGCAGGAATAAACAAAAATGCTGGATTGGATACGGATCGCTTAAAGGATTTGGCTTTACAAATGGTGCTGTTTAAAAAACTGGACGATATTATTGTCAAGGTTGAGAAAGACAAAGATATTTCAAAATCAGATACCAACAATTTTAAAGATCTGGAAATAAAAATTATCGATGCCAAATACGTGGAACCTTTTTTGGACGATTTGAAAATCAAACAGAAAGATGTAGAATATTTGACCAAAGAAGAAAAGACATTAGATGACGAGATTAAAAAGAATGGAAATGACAGCAAAAATATTTACAAAAAGAGTGAGTTGGCGAAATTGCGTGCGAAATTGTTTAAAAAACAAGTGGAATTTCGAAAATTGAAGGAACCCTTGGGTGAAAACGGTAAAAATTTAATTGAAAAATGGGTAAAGGGGTTAGACAAAATGAAAGATATTAAAAAGACAGTCGAAAATGAGAAAAATAATGAAGAGAAAAAAGTCGAAAGTGAATCGGTCAATAAAGAGTTGAAATCTAAATTCGAGGAGATTGAAAAGGCGAAAAAATTATTATTGACAACCAGTTTTTTTGAAGGCAATAATAAGGAAGAATTGACTAGAAGCGAGAAAGAGAAATTTGGACGACAAGACGCGCCGATTGAAAAATATGATGATGTAAAATCAAATGTAAAAAATTTAGAAGAGGAATATTTGGAAATTTCGAAAAAATTAGGAATAGAAAAAGAAATACAAGCGAAAGTTAAATTATTAATGGGTGATGTTGACCGTATAAAAAGCGTAAAGGACGCCAAAGAATCTGAACGAAAGAAAAAAGACGATGAGTTGGAAGGTAAAGATAAATCTAAAAAGAAAATTTTAGATAATTATTTTAGTAATGGAAAACCCATAGATGGTAAACCGGTTCCGCCGCAAGAGCAAAAACGTATTGATGATTTAACTGCTGAACAAATTCCGCTTCGTGCTCAGAGTAATAAATTAAAAATAACCGTCGATCGTGTTACTAAAAAAAAGACTTTATATGTAACACTTATCGACGAATTAAAAAGAATTAAAGACGAAGTGACGTTCAGAAAAAAAATGGATAATTTTAATGAAAAAATTAAGGTATTAACTGAATATTCAGAAAATGTAAAAAATTTATTTACGAAGGAATACACGTCGAAAGAAATAGAGGATGAAATAGATAGATTAATAAAAAAAGAAGATGAAAAATTGACTACAAAATTAACAGAAGAGCAGATCGCAGCGAAGAAAAAAGATCCCGAATATGAAACAAAGGCAAAAAATAAATTAGATGAAAAGGCAAAAGAAAAATATGTGGTTACCTACAATGCTGCGATTGAAGCCCTTGATAAGGTTAAATTGGGTGGAGGTGGATTTAGTATTAAAAGACACTATACGCGCCGGCATAAACGGGTTAAACATAAAAAAACAATCCGGAAAAATAAGAAGAGCACAAATAAAAGCAAAAAATCCCGAACTTATAAACGGCGGAAAATGGCGAAAAAAACCTTAGGCAGATACAGATACAGGCGTTAGAACAGTCCACTGGTTTTATATAATACATAACCACCAAATAACGGATAACTAATTGGATACGTGATGCCGGTTATAATTCCAAGACCAGAATAGCCAATTGTAGTCGCGTACTGCTCATAGGTATTTGTATCCGGAATTCTCCTACTTGCGTTAATACCTATATCAACGCCTATAATGGATGAATATATAAGGGGCGCAGGCAATATCGTGAAATATAATTTTGAATATTTCAGTAAGAAGCTCATATTTAAAGTTACATAGGGTTATAACTTTAAATATTTATTATAATTTATTAAAAGTGTTTTGTGAACTTTTTCCAAAAGTTTTTTGTGAACTTTTTCAAAAGTTTTTTGCGCACTTTTTTGAAAAGTTTTTTGCGCACTTTTTCCAAAAGTTTTTGCGCACTTTTTCCAAAAGTTTTTGCGCACTTTTTTCAAAAGTGTTACATAAACAAACTCACCGTATTTTTATCGCTTTTTTGTTTACGCGGGGTTTTGCCGGATGAGGCTTTCGTCTCGGGCTTTTTTGTCGCAATCGGGGCGGGCGGCGGCGGCATCGGCGAGGAAGAAGTGGGCGGTACATTAACTGTCATGGTTTTCAAACCCGATAGTAAGTCACTAATATCAGAGGGACCTTTCATTTCGGGGCGCATAGAACGGGCTGCGTTTGAACTCTGTGCCGGTTCCTTTTGACCAACCGGTCCGAACTGTTCTTGAATATTAATGCCGTCGTTGTTACGCGAGCGCATTAGATCAGGGCGATTGGTCGGCGCCGCCGTGCGTTCACTTTGACTGCGCGCCTGTTGCGTCTGCTGAGCCGGCGGCGGGGGTGCATTACTGCTGGCGCCAGGCATAAAGTTGCCCATAAAACCGCTGAAACCTGGGTTGGTATTTTGCATACTATTCACCGCCGCACTCGTAAATTGCTGCATAAGTTCGGGGTTTTGTCGCATAATATCGTCCATGCCGGGCAGAGAAGATTTAAACATTGTATTGGTCATGTGCACCATAATAGCCGACCCACCGAGTTGGAAAAGCAACTTCAATTCCGGTGCCATTTTCGCTTTAGACTTGTATTTCTCGTGGAGTTCGCCGAAAATTTCATCGTAATCGTCAATATTTTCATTCATCTGTTCCGCCCACCCATCTAATTTCACGTCAAACGGGTCAAATTTATTGTTCAAGAATTCAATACCGGTAATTGCCGCCATCAACATTTTGCCTTGAAACTTACAGCTGTTAGAACGCTCTTTCTCAGCCAGGATCATTTCGTATTCGCCTTGCATTTCAGCCAAAGACGATTCCATTGAGTATTTCTTCGTCAGCTTGGCGCCTTTGCGCTCGACTTCTTCTAATTTGCGCAAGACCTTGAACTTTTCGAGGAGGGTTTCTTCCGGCGTTAAACGGGGTTTATCGGAGAAATTCTTATCGGGGTTAATCGGCACATTATTGAATTTGCCGAAACCGTCCCAGGTTTTACTATCAGCTTTGGCAGAAGACGCCGTCGCTTTCCCCAAATCATTGACACTGACAATGCTACCAATCGAGACATTGTCGTTTTTCTCATCGTCGGTATTTAGTTTGAAATTACTGTTAAAAATACCACCGCCTCCACTGCCAAAAAGACCAGATTTTGAAACGGATGGCACGTTTCGCACTTCCGGTTCTTCGACTAGATTATTTAATTCGGCTTCTAGGTCATTTAAATCCCCTAAATCGATATCATTCGAGAGGGTTTTCTTGCTATCGCCGCCATTTTTATGTTTATCATTCATCAATAGCTCAATGCCGCCGCCAAAATTAACGGATGGTCTACCACCACCCCTAGATGACCCTCCACCCAAGTTAATAGTGGAAATATCATCTAAATTAATATCGATAATCTCAGACGTAATATCAACCATGTTATTGTTGTGTAATATATATAAATTATAACTTTAAGTTGTACGCAAAAGAAAATATAATTTATATATTTTATTTATGAATTATTTATTATTTATTATTTATTAATGTACCATTTGCCTTGTAAGAAAGCATCCGCCAAATCGTCTTTCTTTTTATGGGTTTTAAAATAAGCAAGCCAGTCGGCAGAATAATTGGCACTTAATAATTCTAAGGTAATGCGAATGCCTTCTTTTTTACGGGCGGCATAGCTACTGGTGTCGGCGCTTGCTGCTTCGTTAGCTTCTTCTGTTTCACTTTGTGCAGCTGCATAGCCTTTCAACTTATTGGACGCCGAAACAAATACGATTTGCGTTTTATCGTGCATGATAAAGTATTGTGCCAACATCCCTTGCAAGCTTTTCATCCGGTTAGCAATTGGGCTGATTTGGTTTTCAATAATAATACAGTCAATTGTTGCCAAATGGTCTTTGAATTCTTCGTCAAAGGCTTTTCGCATAGCAATACCCAGCTGAATTAGATCCAAGGCGTTCGCCGACGTTTGGCTAACAGGTTGCAGCATTTGTTTTTCCATAAAGCCTACGACCGTTTTTAAAATATCTTCTTTTTTTGTCGCTTCCGGAGCCATGCAAATCTTATATTCTTTGACGACCTTGTGCAAGTCAACTAATTTCATTGTTTTAATTTTTTTCAGGGAGAGATTATTCGTCGGTAAAATATAGGCGGATTTTTTGGCGTGAGTCGGGCAGAAATACTTCATAGCATTTGCGGATCCATTAGCATTTGCGGATCCATTAGCATTTGCGGGCGCTTTATCATATGATATAGCAAATTTTGCCTTTTTTTTACAGTTATTCTCTCCACAATTTGGTTCAGCGCCGCATAAATTAATGACACCCCATAGGAGAATGTTATCTTTTGCTACTTTTTGTTCCACTAATGTTGCGGACGTCTCAAAAAGACAATAAGCTAAATTCTTAATGCCTACATCAATGCTTAATAACTTCATTTATAGCGTTATTAAGTATTAGGTTTAATATAATTTTCATAAGTATAAGTATAAGTATAAATATAAAATGAGTTTTGTTAAAAGCGAGAAAAGTGATAAACTCATTAAATTAAATACGATAATTGAACAGAACCAACTCATTTTAGCTCAATTGGCAAAACAGGCGCAAGATTTGTCAAAACAGGCGCAAGATTTGTCAAAACAGGCGCAAGATATCCAAATTTTAAAAGAAGAAAATAAAAAAATTATGGAAAATAGCGAGAAAGTTGGAAAACATATTGATTTCATTAATCGGGCGTATGATAAAATCGCAAATTCTTATTTTGGCAAGCATATTTTTAATTAGCCTTTATGTAATTAGCATTTGGCATATTTTTACTTAATTAGCCCTCGGCAGTCCGTTAGCTATTAATTCCGCTTGCGAGAATACCG